TATAAATTCCATAGGAACGATTATAACAGATTATTTATGCAGGTTTTGGATTGTCTGATTTAACTTTAGCTATGTGGTCTTTCCATGTGGTTGTACCATTGACTGCATCTTTATATTGCATATCAAGTTGGTCGCCAATAGAACCATAAGCTTCTTGTCTTTTTTCTATGTAATCAAACTGTTGTTTATGCCATTTACTATTACCCAAATCAACCTTAGCTTGTGCATAATCAGCATCAGATAATTCTGACCTAACATTATTAACTTGTTTATATAAAGGTTTAGCAGCTTCTATTTCTGCATTAGCTTCAGTTTGTAATTCTTCTTTTGTTGCCATATCTCTCCTATGTTAGCATATTATTCTGATAATAGTTTATACAAAGTAAAAGTTCCACCACTTATTTGTGTAGCATCTCCACCTATTGCAATGCCATTATGTGCTTCTGCTACTGTATAAACAAATCCTCCAACATTTCCTGCAGGACTTGTATGAGAACTTTCGTATGCAATATCCTGTACAGTAACATAACTAAACTCACTAGAGTTATTAAAATTATACAAATATAAAATGCAACTTGCATCTTCTCCTGTTGCGTTTCCTACTGGTTGAGAACCTTGAAAATACATTTCAGCTCTATTTTCCTGGTTATAATTTTGCGGTGTTGTGTGTGCTCGTATAACATTAGCAGAAAAATCATAGTTACTTGTTGTTTGTTTTGTTGTTGTACCACTAACATCTTTAGTAACTGTATATCTTAGGTAAGCAGTATCTACTGTGTGAGTTATTCCACTAGCTACAAGCATATATACATCATCAGTATTTATACCATCTATTAACACATCAGTAGTGTTAGAAGAAATTGTTGTTGTGTTTACTTGTTCTAATCCCATTAACCTACCTTCAATCCATAAACTGTTGCCTGTTCTAAACTAAAATTAGTTGAACCATCTATTAAAAAATTAACTCCTGTTATTGAAACTGCTTGATGTAAAGCTGCAACACCTTTTCTACCAACTGTACCTAATGTACTTTGGGAACTATTTTCCCACATAGCAAAGGTATAAGTCGAACTTGAATGAGGATTAAAAACATAAATAACAGTTCCATTACCTACTTGTAATGTATCATCATAAGAAACAGCATCTATTAAATCTCCAGTTTTACTACTTGTATTGCCAAAACCACTATAACCTCTAATAATTTTTGAAGAGTGGTCATAATCACTATCAGCTACAACTCCTGAACCATCTATAAATCTCATATTTAAATTAGCACTTGCACCACCTGCATCATAATCAACTAAAGTTATTTTATATACATCATAATCTGAACTAAAACAATTTGTTATTGAATGATTAGTACCTGAACTAAAAGTATTGTTACTAATTAATTGTAAGTTACTCATGTTTTTTTAAGTCCATACAGGGTAAAAACCCCACTAGCAATATTGCTACCATTAGACATACAAATTCTTATTCCATCAACAGTTGCAGCTTGGTCATAAAGACCACCACCATAATTAGATTTATATTTTCCATTAACATTAATTGTTGTTGTTTGCATTGTAACAAAACTTTGTTTAGAACTGTCGTGTAAATTGTAAAAGTAAGCGTATCCATGACCTTTTTCATTTGTTGCGTTACCTTGATTTAAAGTAAAAAATATTTGATTTATATTAGTATCTCTACTGTCATCTGTTCCACCATCTGCAGAAAGAGTAAATATTGCTCTTTGATAATCACTGTCAGTATCGTATGTACCACCAACAGAAAATCTTATTGCAAACTGTTGGTCATCAGTAGCATTTTTAATATTGTGTGCTTGTAAAAAATGTACATCATATTCTGAACCTTTAATATTATCAAAATCTACTTCTGTAACATTACTTGTTATTGTTTGTTTTTCAATAATTTCTAATGCACCTGATGAAGCACCACCTGCTGTGATTAAAGCTCTGGCTACACCTAGTGGAGCCATTATGCAAACGCTAGTTGACTAAATAAAAATGGTGTTGTACCTACAAATACAAATGTAAGTATATCTATAGATGCTGCTGCTGTTGATAATGTTAGTCCTGCACCACCGACAGTCTTTGCAGTAACATCACTACCACCATTAACGCTTACTGCATCTATGTCCATTGTTCTTGAACCTGTTCCATCTTGTGTTACTACTAAAGTAAATGTTGTTACTCCTGTTGCAGGTACATTTGTAAAATGCAAGTCATCAACTGCAGTAGCAATAGTTAAAGTACCTGTATTACCAAGTGCTAAATCTATTGCAAGGTCTGTTGCTGATGTAATAACTTGTGATGTTTCATTATAATCTTTTAATACTGCTGCTGATATTGTTTGGTCAGCACCTGTTACAGCACCTGATAAAGTAACAGCACCTAATGTTTTATTTGTTAGAGTAGCTGTTTCTGCATCAACATAGTTCTTAACTGCTGCTGTTGTAGGTATCTTTGATTCACTATCATTTGATGTAATAGTTTCTGTTTGTGTAATAATATCTGCAGGATTAATCATAGCGAAGTCTACTGCACCTGCAGCTATTGTTGTCGCTACATCTTGTGTAGCTGAAGCTAATGTACCTGTAACATCTCCTGTTAAAGCTACATCATTTATTCTGTCATGTACATCTTCAAAGTGTTGCTTAACTACTGCGAGTCTAACCTTAGTACCTGATGCGTGTGTTGGACCACTATTATCACCATCTAAATCTCTGTTAATAGTAGCAGCAGCGTGGTCTGTTCCTGTTGACCAAAAAACTATTTCTCTGCTGTCACTATCAGGGTCTATTACAAAATATGCAGGGCTATCTACGCCTGGGTTATCTGCTAAATTCATTGTACCTGTTGGTCCGCCCGCACTTAACTGTGCAGCTAATGTAGTTTCAAAAGCGTTTACTATATTAGATTCTTGTGCTGTCATTCTTCTCCATTATATACTATTTTTTTATCCAAATCTCATTATTCCAAAACCATTTACTCCAGGTACATTACCTGATGTAACTTGGCTAAAGGTCTCTTGTCTTGTACCTCTGACAGTTAGTATAGCATATTGTGTGACGCTGCCAACATTTGGATTACTTTGTATTGGGTAGCTTATCTTTTCTACAACACCTCTAACTATCTCAGCAGGGTCATATAGTTCTAAAGTTATAGCAGCTCCTTCTTTTTCTTTTAAAGATTGATAAATAGTTTCACCTAAATTCTTAACAAGGATTGGTTTTCTGTATGGTCTCTCTACTCTATCAGATATGTTTACTGGTATCTGTATAACTATAAGCTCTGGTCTTGCTAATGCTCTTACTTTAAATGCTTTAAACTTAGGAGAGTTAATTTGATTAGGAGATTTTAAAACAACTTTTGCTACAACATATCTTGCTACCCTTTGTAGCTGTACTGCTTCTTCACCTACTCCTGATAAAACGTTAACTTCTAAATCCCAAGTACTATCAGTACTATCGTTAATAGATTCGTACTTATTTGATAAATGTAATTCTACAGTATTGCTATCTGATAACTCTTCCACCTCAAGACTTGCTTCTACAAACTGTTTATTTTCCGCAGTGAAGAAATCTGCAGGGGGTGCTATAAGAAAACCTTCCTGTTCATATATAGATGTTTGGTTATATACACCATCTGAACTTACAGTAAACAAAAACTTTTCATTAAGACTTACTATATTATGCACAGCTCCACCTGCACTAGCTTTATAATACCTAGCTATACCTGATGTAGGTAGATAATATCTCCATAGAAAACTTGTACTAGCTGTTTCTTTTACACCTATGTAAACACTATCCCTAGTAGTAAACAAAGCGTTAGGTGAGTTATCTTGACTGTCTACGTCCCATTGTTTTATTAATTGATTTTGTGTCAAGATATATAAATCATCTGCGACTGTTAGAGTTGCACGGTATAATCTTCCTATGACTTTAGTACCTGTCTGTACTTCTTTAGTTCCATAAAAGACTATACCCTGTGACTCTACTATGCAAGTAGGTTGCTCTCCTGATATTTCTGTCTGCCCCTTAGCAGTAAATGTTCCAGCAACATCTTTGATTGAATAGATTCTACCATCAGTAGCAGTTGCTAATACTACAGCTCCTGCATCTGTTACATCTGTAAAGCTTTGTCCTGAAGGCAATGTTATTATTGCAGAGCCAACAGTTGTAGCTCCATCATAGGAATGTATTGAACTCCCTATAGTAACTAAGAACTGACCTTTTACTGAAAATATTTTATCATAAATAGCAGCAGACATTTTTTGAGTAGAGGTGCCACCACTTGTCAGTGTTTCTATTTCACCTGCTGAACCATTGTTAGCTGTTATATAAAGTAAGTCACCATGTGCAGCTAAACCTTTTATCTGATAACCTGCAGTTAAACCTTCAGTAACTGGACTCCAGTTAGCACCACCATCATCTGACTTGTATAATGTTACATCATCAGATACATATATCCTTGTACCTACTACTGTCATATGATTTACAGCAGAAGATAATGCTTGACCTTTTTCTGTAGTGTGTAGTAACTGTACATTGTATCCCTTACCTAAGTCTGTATTAAAAACATCTACACCTTGGCTATCCCAGAATCTTCTTACATCATCTGGTTTACCATTAGCCTTATGTGCTGAGTCTAAGTTAGAACCACCACTAAAATCATTCCTAGAATATATACGTCCTAAGTTAGATGTAAAGTCTTCAGGGTTTTGTCTGACGTTAACTCCAGCATCCTGGACTTCTGATGACTGTATAGTCATCTCCCTACCACTACCTATAGCACTTCTATATAATTGATTGTCTATACGAAAGTCATAACCTTTTCTTTTAGGGTTATTTTCTTCTGCTTGCGTAGTAAGTCTAGGCATTAACTGTATGCTATCTTATTAACAGTTACTGGTTCAGGGTACCTAGCTCTTAAATCCTTTCGTGCTTGTGTTATCAAAGCAGTTTGGTACTGGAGTAAAGAGTTTCTTATTGTTGATGCAGAGTTAACAGGAAATGTATTTACACTCATTTGGTCTGTTATATAGTCTGCTGTAGCTGTTGGTATATCTCTACCTGATATTAGTTGAGCTGCTACTCCTGTCATAATAATAGGTTCGTACTCGTCCTCTAAACCTACTGTAGCTAGAGTATCATCTTCTTGTGTAGGAGTTACAAACTTCTTTTTAAATGTAACAAATACAGTATGACCTGAAGCAACACTGTAAAACTGAATTGCTTTAACATTATCAGGACCATTGTTACTATAAGTAATTGTTTGAGAGGCACCGTCATCATCTGTGTATGTAAAAGGATTTGGTAAATCTATTAACTCACATGAAACACCAGAGAATACTGTACCTGTTTCATCTGAGCCTGCAGAAAAGTTTGTGTTTTGTGATATAGATTTAATTGGTGCTATCAAATGATTATCAGTAGAACCACTAAGAGGTACGTAACCTACCTTAGCTACTATTGATTTAGTTTCTACTGCAAATAAAGTTGGATATAAATTTTTAATCTGGTCACACACTGCATCAAAAACATTCTTACGTGGAAAGACAGGAGAAATTTTAATTACTTTATCTGCAACATGTATAGCTGCTGTAGTACCTAATACTCCTCTATCAACAGTTACTTTATTGTTTACAGTATCTAAAGATTTACACCTCATTAATTCTTGTTCACACTCAATGATAGTTCCTGCATCCATTGCATCTTCTTCTTCTTGTGTTAACAAATCTCCATTAAAAATTATTTCAGTTACTGATGCATTAACCTCAGTCTTTAATGTTGTGTAAGATTGTAAATCATCCATAGGTTCTAAGTATTCCCTATAGACTCTATTAACTAAGTCACTTATTTTTTGACTCATTACGCTGCTCCTTCTTCAACTAATGATGTAGCAAAGATTGCTTGACCAAAGCTACCTAATGCAAACCATCCATCATTGGCTGTATTGTTTGGATTAACAATAGGGAACGAAGGTTCTAATGGTTGGTCAGGAATACTTTCTATATTAAGATTTCTTCCCTCTTTTAATATTAAGAGCATACTCATAAGTATCTCCTAACTGTGTCTAAAGTGTAATACTATTTCTCTATCTGCTGCTTCGGTACCATTAGATGTAACTCTAATGTATCCATTGCTAGCAAAAGCCCAGCCACTAGGGTCTACTCTTACTACATCTCCTGCTGAAACAGTGTAACTTACTTCAGTACCATCTGTTTCTTTTACGTCTAACCATGTAGTATTGTCCATTGAAAAATCAAATGTGATTGCAGAACCTGTCATAGCTGCAGGAAACTGTACACCACAGAGAAGCATTCCATCTGTTTGTACACCTAAGCTGTCATTGTTATCTGCTGAAACATCTATTAAAGCTAATTTACTTATCATATCTTCCTTACTATAGCAGAAGAAAAGAGTGGAGGTGGAGTTCCACTCTAATCTTCAATATTAAATTATGCTACTGACTGAATCTTGCAGTGATATGAAGGAGGTCCGAACTCGAATCCCATCTCCATATAAATTGCTTTACCAATTCTAGCGTTGGCATCTTGGTCTATGTCACGAACAAACATTGTTCCATATCCTGGGATATTTGTAAACACTGTTTGAATGTAAGCTAAGTCCAAGATAAAAGCAGAACCTGCAGGCATGATATCAGGGTCAATAACCATTAGTCCTATTGAACCAAATGGTGTAATGATTGTATCGATATCGACACCAGCAACATTTCTATCTCTAGGAATAATTGTTCCTGCTATGTCAACTGTACCTTTAACAAGTTCATTGTTAAGGTCTAGTAATTGCTTTGGACTCACGCAGAGTACTGGTTGAGACATTGGTGCATGGTTGTCATACATTCTCTTTAAAGCACCTGAAATGGTTTTAAAGGATATGACTTGTGATGCTCCAGTTCCGTCACCATCTACGTCATTGTAGTAACAGTTACCACCTAATGGGTTAACTGCTGCAGCATTGTTGGCGTTCTTGTTTATGGTAATCCATACATCAAGACCATACATTTCTCTAGTTCCTGAACCAGGTGATGTGTTTGCACCATCTGAGAAAGAACCATTGAATGCAAACCACTCAACTTCTCTTGCTACTTTTTCCATTGCTTTTTCCATTTGGAAAGCAAATTCGTCTGCCACTGGGCTACCACCAAAAAGAGCCAATTTATCACCAGCTGTGTTGCCACCTGTTCCATTGGAAAAGTTTGCAGCGTTTGCTGATAGGTCGAAAGGATTTTGGTTTTGGGTAGATGCCAAAGCGGTATATGTCATTTGTACACCCTTGTGGAAAATCTGAGTTACATATGTGTATGCAGCTCTATCTCTTCCAAGATATTCTGTTGGTGCATTACCTTCTTGTGCCTTAGTTGGTTCTGAAGAAACGGTTGCATTATCTTCTACTTGGACTTGCCAAAATGTAGAGTTCAATACTTTACCGCCATTCAAACCACCAACTGCACTAAGCAAAGGTGTTCTTTGACCACCGACTTTAAACAATTCACCAGTGAAGTTATTAATCTGTTGGGCATAAATAGGTGCTGTTGCACTTAATCCACTTATACTTGCCATTGTTATCTTCTCCTATTATAAATTATTACTTGTCTTCTTTAAGAGTTTCCATCATACGCAACTTAGCGTTAATAGAATCTCCTACTTTTGTGTTGGAATCTGTTACAAATTTCATAAACTCATCTCCTATGTTTTGTGGATTTGAATTTACACCAAGTTTATTGAGCTGCTCTACACGTGATTGAGCTTCTACTACATTAGAAGTAAGGTTGTTGCTAGGCTGTTCAGAACTACTAACTTCTCCAAACTCTTGAGCAACAAAGTCTTTGACTCCATCAACAGTAACATCACCTTCATAGAGTTTTACCACAGCTTTACCTATGCCCTTCTCTGCATTAAGTCCTAATGAACTTAACGCTGAGTTCATAGCATCGGCTTTAAACTGTCTGTTTTCAGCTTTAAGCTTTTTAAACTCTTCTCTAAGTTGTTTGATATTATCTGTTGGTTCGTCCACTATTGTAGTTTCCTCAACTTGTTCTGTATTTTTTTCCATATTTTTTCTCCATCTTTTCTCTAGCATATTAAATTCCATAACATTAATCGCTAGGTAATTAAAAGGAATTTTCACAAGGGTTTGCGAATAACACATAACGCACCTCGGCAGCGTTATCGAATTGTGTGTGACCCTATTCTAAGCGGAACTCACCACGCTACTATATATAGTACTACTCTTTAATACTCTGTCAAGCCTATAACAGAACCTGTTTGTGACCTAGCTGCACCAGATTGTACAGAGCTACCAGATAAATTCTGTGCTGTAACGTTTTGTATTTCAGAAGCTATAGCTTCATTACCAAATATCTGTGCTTCTAATACACCCATAGCCTTACCTAGTGTTACATCTCTACGTTGTCTTCTCTGCATACGAGCCAAAGCTTTAGCTGTAGTTGATGCTGTAGCAAAAGTCTTTTCTGATTGTTGTGTAGTCACACCTGCACCAGTAAGTCTTTGTACTGACTCTAAGTCAAGTGCATCACCTGTAGTTCCTGTGTATACTGCACCTAGCTCTGAAGCATTAAGCCTACCTTTAAGTACATCTTCACTTATGTTAGGGTCTATAGCTAATGCTAATAAACTTTCTTGTCCCATAGATACAGTAGTGCCTGTCTCATTTGTAAAATATTCATTGTAAGAATTAATAATAGAATTTTGTAATTCATCATCTACTCTATTAATAACTCTGTCGTGTATTAGCTTTACTCTACCAGCGTAGCTTTCAGCAGATGTATTGTTAGCTACTGCTCTAGCCCATGCTGATTTACCATTCTGTGAGGCATAACCATTAAGACCATAAGCTGTTAAAGTTGTTAATACTTTTTCTAAACCTGATATGTATTCAGATTCACTCATCTTTAATGCACCAGTATTAGGGTCTACAATATTAGCAAACACTCTGCTGTATGCATCTTTACTATCTGTACCAAATCTCATCTCTGCTAATGCAAACTCTGCACTACCACCGCTATTGTTATAGCCTGATACATAAGAATCAACTAACGTATTAGCATCTGCACCACCATACTTTTGTAACCAAGGTAACAATGTATAAACTTGTGTTCTAGTAGTAGTCTTACCTTCTGTTGTTGTACTAGGTGTACTTGAACTATTATTGGTTGGTGCAGTTAAAGTTCCACCTTTATAGCCTTCTCTTCCAGGAATATCTCCTGCTAATAAACGTTCCAGTTCATGTCTAGTTTCTTTTCGTGCTATATCAACAGGACTAAGTTCATCATTAGCTGTTGTACTAAATCTACCGTCTGCTGTATATACTGTAACCTGTGCCATTATCTAATCACTACCCCTCCCATAGACTGTGACAAAGACCTAGCTAAGTCAGCCATGTATTTCTTATTACCAGTTTTGTATCCGTAATCTAAGAATGATTTCTTTGCATCTTCATAACTCATATTGATTGAGTCCATAAATATCGAACTTGTTTCATCTGGTTTGTCACCAAGTATAGAACTGTACTGGTCTCTGTAATTACCTACAACTAAACCATAGTTCAGTCCTTTGTTTGCGTATCTTTCATACATTGGGTCGCTATCAAATATGTTTTGAAACTCTTGCATACCTGCATTAGTATCTCTGGAATACAGACCTACTAATCTATTTTTTTCTGCTTCATCTAATGTATTAAATTTACCTACACCAATTACTCTTTTTAATTCTGACAACGCTAAGTTAGATTGTTTAAAAGTATCGAAGTCTACAAACGCATTGAACTTTCCTGGGTTGTCTACCATAGTATCTACTGTTTTAAATACATCATAGAGGTTACTATCCTTAGCTATCTTGTAACCATCAATACCTAATCTATGTCCAAGATAGTTTTCAAATTGTTCAATCTCTATCTCTCCCATTACTAATGAGGTTTCTAATGCTTTATAAAGTTCAACATTATCTTGTTTAAAGACATCTGCATTTAAACCTAGTGCTCCTAAAGCAGTATCTATACCTGTTGTTACTTTCTTTTCTAAAGCTATGTAGTCTTGATTAGTTCGCGTTACAAGCTTACCATCTACAACAACATTGTACTTACCAGGGTTGTCATCTAATGAAGCTATTGTTGCATTCAAATGGTCTAACTTTAATGTAGTAAATCCTTTACCTACACCTGCTAATGTGAGTTGTTCGTTTGTTATTGGATTTCCACTTGTTAAAGAATTAAATATCAAACCTATCGCAGGCATTCTTCCTTCTACTTCTTCATACAAGAAAGGATACAGTTGTTCTAATCCTTCCATCGTTTGACCTATCCAGTCACCTAGCTTAAGTCCTTGTGGTGTTCTAGCCACTGTAAAGTTTTGCATTGTGAGTCGTGTCTCACCAGTACTACGTATTATATCTGCATCAGGTAAAACAGTAGAAAGACTTGGACCATTACGTTCATTACCTAAACTGTCTGCGTCCCAAGTACTTGCATAGTCTCCAGGTGCTAGACCTACAGCTTCATACATTACATAGGTTGAACCACCTGTAACAGAACTTACATCATATAAGAAAAATGTTTTACCATTCTCTGCGTACACGTAGTCAGCAACCATTCTATCTGAATACATCCAGCCAACGTTTCTTGTTTTAGCTGGTATAGCAGAGTTAGCTTCTTCACGTGTTTCAAATAACGGAGTACCTGGTGATATTCTACTACTAGGATATACTGGTTGTACTATTCCGTCTGGGTCTATATAAAAGTTAGACATTAAAAATCCTCATCAGGTTGACTATATGCTTGATAGTAGGAATTGTTACCAGTATCAATGTAATTACTATACCACTTTTCTGCGTGATTTTCTTTACTCATTTCTATATCTTCTAGTACTCTTGCTTTTCCAAGTGACATAAACTGTTGAAACTTACTTCTAGGTTTACCTTGGGATATCTCATCTGCATTTATACCGTAGTCAGTTACAGTTATATCATCAGTAACTTGTACTTGTGGTGCAGTACGCATTAACTCTGTTGCTTGTGCCTGTGGATTACTTGGATTGACTGTTCTATAGTCTTGTATATCATCTATGATTGGACCAACTACTATTTCAAATGGGTCAATGTTTTCTGCAAATCTAATTGTCTTGTCAAGTTTTTCATAATCTATTTGACCAGGTTCATTAGGTGTGTAATTAGTATTGAATACTTGGTTAGAAATCTTTTTACTTATATTCTCAAACCAAGTAGTCCATACCTCTGATGTACCAAAAGCTAAAGCACCGCCCCATAAAGACAGTTCATAAATATCTAATGCTATTAAACCTGTTTGTTTTGGTCCTCTCTTACCATAGGATTTAGCTATAGTGTTTCTTAAATTTTGTACAGCTCTTGATTTACTACTTGCACTTGTTTCAAACGCAATCCTTTCAGCTATTTCTTCTACAGAAAGAGTACCTAGTTGTCCACCTTTTTGTAATCTCTCTAGCTTACCTAGGGTATTATAATACTCATCCTCGCCCAACATGGTTATAACATTAGCTGCATCAAGAACATCATCTGCAAATGCTGTAGGTATGTCTACATCTTGGAAGGCTAACACTATATCAGTTGCTGCATCATTACTTAATGAGGAGTTATTAATACGTTCTATCGTTACATCATCTAGTAAACCCATAGCTTGTAATTCAGTTGTTTTAAATTGTTGTTGAAAGTTTAGTCTGGTTGAGTATGCATCATCTAGTTTAGTTTGATTTATATTTCTATTGACTTCTTCTACTGTACGTAAAGGTTTTTCATCTGGACTAACTATCTTGTATTGGTCTTTATTAATATCGTATAGTTCTTTAGTACTATCAACAATCTCTGTTACCCTACCTATCTTCATTTGGTCATTAGGGTCAAACAACATTAACTCAGGAAAGTTGTCGTAACTAAAATTGTGACCGTGCTGTATCATTCCATCTATCCCACCACCTCTAATAAATTTAGTTACTAGAGTCTTATTGGGAGTATCTGTAATAGTTTCTACTACTGCAGTCATTCGCTCTACTAATCTACCAGGTGTTTGATAACTATTAAAAGATGCTGAGTATCCTGTGCTACTAGGTTCTATTAAATCAGATGCAATCATAGCATCTATTACTTTACGAGGACTTACGTTTATAGCTTGTGCAGCTGAGAATACATCGAACTTTTCAAACCAACTACCAAACGTAATATTATTAGGTGTAAGTATATTGTTACTGTTTAATCTTACGGTAAAGTAATTAGGAACTCCCTGAAGTTGTTTACCAGTAATACGACTATACTCATTTACAACTACATCATTTTCAAAAGAAAGACTCATACCGTATAGACCATCTCTATTTCTTGCATCTGCAGCTATCCTGTCAAATCTTACCTGACCTTGTCTATTGACTATAGGAGAATCATATGCTTCTGCACCAGATACAAAATCATTAATACTTATAGGTGCTCTAGGTGATACATGTACCATACCTAACTCTATTGTATTCTGATAAGGTTGGTTTAAAACATGCATTAAGTTATCACTTAAGCTTAGGTCGTCTCTCCATGTACCCCTACGAATACCAGGATATTCTATCTTAGTACTGCCTACGGCTAAGTTATTATTTCTATCAAAGTATCTATCAAAGACTTTTTGATTTTCTTCAGTCATATATGCTAAAGATAAATCAGATGTCAACGGTAACATTCTAGTTTCACCATACTCATCTAGTACGTTTAGAGTATCTGCTGCTTGAGCTACACCAGTTATTTGCCAATACTTATTATGTACTCCACCATTAGGTAAATTAATTTTTTGTATTAAATAATGATTTTTAAGAACATCAGACGTTTCGTCATCATATATAGAGCCATCTTCAAACTCAAGACCAACTTCTTCAGCTAATGTAGAGTTAAGCATAGTTCTTAGTTCGTTTAACTTTACATACTTTCCAGTTCTTGTTTCGTATAGTCCAGGTGTTTGACTTCTAATCTGTGTTTCTAAATTCATATTGACTTGAGATACAATCTCATCTAATGATTGATAGTCAATACCATCAAAAGTAGGTCCAGGATTATCAGCAATAAACATTTGGACATTACCTTGTAAGATAGATAATTTCTCTCTTACTTCTCCTAAAAGTTTGTAATCAAGTTGCTCTGTAGGTCTATTGTCTATTGGCTTTGTAACATTGTCTACACTTGGTCTCATATTGTTAATCTCAAAATTAACTTCATTTATTAAACCTGATAAACTATTTAAAAAATTAGACGTTTCAAACTGTGGCAAAGAAGTTCTTGCTCTTTTAATTATCCTTTTTATCTCATCTTGTATAGCAGTATTTTTGTTAAAAGGTGTTAAACTGTAGCCTCCTTGATTAGATTCTATAGTTCCTAATACTTTGTTTTCAACTGTATCGTCTATGATTAAAACTTCTGATTCTAAATAAGGAGTACCACCTGTTGATTCTTTAGAAAAAGAAAACACTTCTCCATTACCGTCCATCCAACTAACGCTTCTACCACCACCTCTACCTGTAGTAGCATTAATAAGAACCTTATAACCATAATCTTTAAGCTGTGAAAATATATTTCGTTGTAAAGTAGGAGAAAGATTTAACTGATGCATATGACTTCTAAAAGTTTTTCTACCAGCTTCTTCATATGTTAAGTCAAACAACTCTAAGAGAGCTGCAGTATTTCTTAATTCTGTATCAAGATTTAATATTTGAATAGGGTGTACACCTTTGATTTCAATAGCGTATACATCACGACCTACATTATTTTTGTCTAAAGCATACTCAGAAGCATAGCTTGGATTGTTAGATGCGTAGCTTAAACTACCTAATCCTGCAGTTCTACTGTTCCATGTCTCTGATATTTTCCATGGTCTAATACCTGTAGCTGCATCTACTACGTTAGTGCTTCTGTATATTACGAATGAATTATCTCCTGTTTTGTGTAACATATCTGGATATTTGTGTAACCCGTCATCTTGATTCACCCAAAAAGGTAACTTAGCAGGGTTAAATAAACTAAATTGTTCTCTAACCGCTGGAGTTTTAAGATACTTGTGAAGAATTTCAATTTCTTTATCACTAATCTCATTAAAGCTATTACCTGTACTTTCTATATAAACACTATCTCTTACGTAAGGGTCTTTTTCTGATTGGTTAAAAAGTATATCATCTGGACTAATTAAAAATTTTATGTCAGGTTGGCTATCTATAGATTTACTATCAATAATGTATTTTAAATCTTCTTCTATTCTTTGTTTCAATGCATCAAAACTTACTACTACGTTTTTATCATCCATTCTTTTTTTTAATAAATATAAATAATTTTGTCCAGGAAATGTTTGTGTAAGCCAGCCTGTAAAATTATTTTCACCACTTGAATTAAAATATAATCTAGCCATCTCTCTTTCAAAATCTTTACCAAGAGTTTCTCGTACTACAGGAACAGATGCTAAAGCTCTTTGTAGCTCCTCATCTGTAACATTTGCAGAAACACCTGGTAAGTATTCTGCAAGATAACTTCTAAAATCTAAGTCACCTGCTGCTACTCTTGTCATAAAGCTTCTAGTTCCTTCACTTTGGTCTCCTATGAATAAAACTTCTTCTACTTGTTGTTCTGTTAAGTCTTGCATATCTCGCATAAATATTTGATACTCACTTGCTAATCTTTTGATGTCAACTATACCTGCATCTATACCAGCTTTTGTTGCTGCGTTTATGTCTGCACCAAAATAAAAAACTCCAAAAAAAGGTTGTGCTCCATATTTTTTCATAGATGTTTCTACTTTACTGTTAACTGGTTGTGCAATAACATGCAAATTATTCTCTCTAGCAAACTGTATTACCTCTATCATTATCTGAGAAGCTCCGCCTTGTCCTTGCATCTGAGGTTTAATAGTTAACAAGTCAACATATAAAAATGTATCATTAATTAATGTCAGTTCAAAAGGTGGGTTTCCTTCAGACATATTAGCAAAAGGTTCTGTATCTGTTGGGTCATCAGCTATAAAGTCGCTGTATTTCTGTGCTAGTAGATATTCTAAATCAGCTACATCATTACCTAATTCGTAACTCATACCTCTATTTTCATAGCCCTCATCATCTGGTAAAGTTAAAGCATCTGCAGCTGAGGTTTCTAAATTATCAAGTATCTGAAGTTCCTGTTTAACTGCAGTTAATTCTTTTTCTATTTTTGCAATCTGAGCAATATCAGGTATCTGACCAGATTGAGTTATAGAGGCAAGTTGCTCTTCCAGATTTTCTAACTTTGCTAAAAGAAATTCTTTACTTTCCATTGTTTGATTTTACTTTTTTAATTGCTTTACGACCTTTAGCTATAAGTACTTGTAATCTAATCAACTCAGCCATTTGCTCATCATTCATTGTAATTACTTTCCATAAAATCTATTTCTTTTAATAAAGCATCCCCTATAAAAGGCTCGTTTAATTTTTCTTTTACTTTATTAAAATATCCTTTTGTTGTTTTAAAGGCGTCATAACCTGTTTGTATTGTCTTAGCTACAGCAGCATCTATAAAATTAAGATTACTGTAGTCTTCATTCATTGTTATTCTGTTTGTTTCATTGTTGATGAACTCAGTATCAATATCTGGTGGAGTAACTGGTGTTTGAAATGTAGGAATCGATTGAAAAGATTCAGTAATCTTTTTATCCATTCTTGCGTTTACCCATTCAGTAGCTCCTATATGATTTGTTAAATCTTTTTTTGCTTCAAGATAATAAGCACTATTAGCATCTATAAGGTTTCCTGTAGACCAATTATTTATACCACTATACTCATCACCACCAGCAGTAAGTTGTACTATAGCTAGAGCTGCTATGGCATTTGCAGCAGGGTCATATAATAAATCTTTTAACTCTCTCTTACTAAGTCCTTTAAACATAGGGATATTAGAGTTTATTCCATTACTAGGTTGTTGTGAAGTAAGGTATGTATAGTTAGCTTGGTTTAAATTTATTTGCCAGATTCCGTGGTCATAACTTCCATTATTATTTCTAGCACCTCTAACGTTTTTTGCTATACCATCAGTTTCATTGTCACCTGTTCTATGTTCAGCAAAAGCTAAAGCTATCATAGAATGCATGTCTTCCATAACTTTAGGGTTTTTATTTAATTCGTTACTCTTTATCTCCATACCTGCATTATTTTCTAGGTAATGAGTAGCTCCTAGTAGGAGGTAATAAAGTTTAGTAGCATTGTACATGTTACTTTCCTTTGACGTATCTGCCAATATTACCGATGTTGGTAAGAAGGTTAACAAAAGTATTATTATAAAGAGCTGTATCCCTTTGCCCTTGTAACATATCTCCATACTTATCCTTTACGAACTCATCAAATTCTTGACCAATAACAGCACCCATGTTTTCCTGTGAAACTGTTCCTTGCAATTCCAACTCATTTTCGTATGGCATGCCTGATTGTGCTGCTTGAGCTCTTTGTCTTTCAGCAGCTATTTGTGCTTGTATATTACTCTCATTTGTTTTAAAGTTTTCTTTTTGTATATCATAAGAAAGTTTACTAACGTAATCTGCATAAGCAGACAATTCGTAATCACTAGCTGGTCTACCTAATCCTTCTTCAATCGCACTACCTATAGTAGCTTTGACAGAATAAGGACTTGGATTTATATATTTAAACAATGATTGGTAATTGACACCAGCACCTTCTGATGCTGCAAACTTATCTTTACCATAACCATAATCTTCTAAAGTATCTTTATAGAACTCTTTAATAAATACAGTTAAGTTTTGTGCAGTTGCACCTGGTGTTAACAATATAGAATATAAATCTTCTTGTGATATAGTCTCACCATTTAGATTAAATCGTGACATTGCAGACTCTATAGCCTGTACAGTACCACCATCATTATTATCTAGAACACCATATACGAAACTAAATGGTTGTAAAAATCCTGATTCTACTAAAAGTAATTGGACTTCCATAATCTCTTCAGGACTAGCATTAGCAAACAACTGTCTGCCTAATCCATATTCGTATAAAGGTTCTTCACCTTCTCCGTAAACTTCTGGTATAACCTCTCCTGCAATACCGTAGTATTCTCCTCCAGTAAGACCCATTGCTACGCTGCTTAAATAAGTATCTTCAATAGATACTGGTCCAGTCACAGAACCTACCTCTTGACCTTGTAGGTTTTGTAAAAAATCTGCAGGGTCTATGTTATTTTTTTCTAACATAATATCTAAACGTTTTAAGTATTCTGTTTTATCTATTTTCCCTGATTCTAATTCAAGTAATAAACTTTCAGCATTGTCTTTATCATATAACATAAATGCAGATTCTTTGTAAGCATCTTCTCTAGCTTGTTTTTCATAATAAGCTTTACGTGCTAAGTCTGATTCTTCAGAGTAAGTGTTCAGGACTTCTATGTTTGCATCTTCAAAACTAACTCTAATATCTGCAGGGTTCTTACCTTGAAGAACTGCTTCTATAAGTAAATCGTGATGGTCTCCTGCAGCAACAGCTATCTTTCTTAAATCTTCTGGTGGGGTTATCTCATAAATATAATTAAATCCTTCTTGTACTTCTGGTTCTAAACTGTCCCACTCTCTACCTAAAGAGTAAGATATCATGTTTGTGTACTGTGCATAACTCATACCAATGTCTTCTTTTCTAGTTGGCAAATCTTCTTCACTATATGAAGTTGTTGCAACTCCTGCTACATTCTGTATTGTGTTACCTATAATTCCACCCCACACAACATTAGGTACCCAACCAAATATTTCCCAAAATCTCTTTAGTTGTTCTTCGTTAACAGTTTTATTTTGAAAGTTTTTATCTCTAAATATATCTAAAAGATTACCTTTAACTTCTACATAAGGTATATTTTTTCTGTTATTTAAAACATCTTCTAAAGCTTTTTGTTGTTCAGGCGTTAATTCTTCAGCCACTGAATACTCCTCCGAGGTTCTCTTCCTCTATTTCTAATCTAAAAATATCATACCACAAATAGTAGAAGTCAGGGTGTTGCATCATAAGTTGTTTAGATAATGTACTTAAATACTGTCTTGCTTCTGCAGCTTCTGACCTACTTAAACTAGCATTAGCTCCAAACTGTGAACGTATAGATTGAAGTACATTTTGTCTAGCTACTAAGTATTTCATTGCACCTTGAATAGAAGGTAAGTTCTCTATAGCAACTTGGCTACCATCAGGCATCTTAACTGTTTTACCACTTTCATTTGCTAACAAAGCTTGAAACTGTGCTATCTTAGCATCTATATCTAATGATTTAGCTACTGATGATGTAGTTCCATAACCAACGAATTTCTTTTGTAAGTCTAATTTAGTTAAATACAACTGTTCAAATTTCTTATCCATTGGTACAGATGCATAGACATTAGTATCTAAAAGTAATCTTCTAGCATTTTCATAAGCTAAGGAACCTTGTGCTTGTCTTATAGAACGTTTAAATTCAACGTCAGTTAAATCTACTCTTCTTCCTTCTGTAAAAGCATCAGCCCATTGTTGATAATCAAATTCCCCTAAAGGACTGTCAGGGAATAAGTAATAAGATATGTCAGGATACTTGTCCATAATCTCTTTGTTTGCTTTATAAAAATATCCACCTTCTGTTGTATAAGCTGTTGCTTGTATCTTTTTAGATTTAGAAACAAGTAATGCACTAGGGTCAAATCCAAATGTTCTTATAAACTCAGCAGTAGCTGTAACTCTGTCTCCATCTACACCAGCTAACATTTGATAATATGCGTCAGAAAATAAAGTATCTGCAAAAAACTTATGTTGTGGGTCATTTGCTTTAGCTTCCCATGGGTCTAGAAATGCTGCACCATCTGGTCCAACTTCATATTCATAATTAACTACAGCAGGTGAAGGAGCAACGAATGCTATAAACGCTTGGTATTTTAACATTGAGTTAGCTAACTTACGTGCTTGTTCTAAACTTTTTTGTTCTGCTTCTGGAGTACTGTCATCATAAATACCTGAAACAAACATAGCCCTTTGTACTTCTTTAACTCTGTTTGCGTAAGCTCTTTGTAGTTGTGGACTTCCACTACCACTTGTAGAACGTAATCTATTTAACCATGTTGGCAAAGCTGCCTCTACATAATAACTTGGGTCTAAAGGTGAGTACTGTGGTCTACCATAAGGAAACAACGCTTGGTCAATTCCTTTAGTAGAAGGTAATACTGCTGATGCAGGTAGTGATACTAATGGTCCTAGACCAGGTACTACTGAACCAGCTACCATGTTTAATCCGCTTGCATAGCCTTCTATTCTAGCATTAACACCAGGAGCATCTATATCTTGAGCACCTGTAATAGGATTAGTAATTGCATTTTCTGGACTAGGATTTCCAAGTTGTCTATCCAAACTGTTGTTTAACCCGAAACCAGGTGCATTATACATTTCCTCTCCACTTTGTGGGTCAGTAGTAAAGAAGCCTTCATCATCTTCCTCACCAAATATGCTAGGCTTTCTTGCACCTTCAACACCTCGTTGTAGTTTTCTACCAAATAATGTTTTTTGATTCTTTAATAACCTTGTCCACGTACCAGCAATTTCTAAATAAACTTCTGCGAAAGGAAAAGCAAGTCTTAACATATCAGAGATAGCATGTCTTTTGTTTAAGTCATATAGTAATGATTGTGTTTCTTTTAAGGAATAAGCTTTAGCTAATGTATCTATCTGCTCTAAATCATCTATACCTATTTGTTTACTAACGTCAGCAAACCCCATGTTTTCTAAATTTTTAATATACTTGTTACCACTACCACCTTTAGGTAAACCTCTCATACTTTTTTTAGCAGCTCTCATAATTTCTCTTCTAGCTACTTCATCCATATTGGCGTATGCACTTTCTATAAATCTCCAGTAGTACTGTCTAAATGCAGGCGACCTTGACAACTCATTAGTAGATGCACCCATTAAAGTAGAGAACAATGTTTCTAGAACTCTGTTGTATTGACTTACTCTGTCTCCATCCATATCATATCTTGAAGCTTTAACTTTAAAAGTATTGTCTATCATGTCGCCTTTAAAGTTTTTGAGCCAAGTACTATACGAATTAAATTCACTTCTTGTCATGTTCCTATTAAAGTTTCTTTCTACATAATCATTAGCTTTCTTACTAAAGATAGAAATTTTATTAGAAGCACGGTCATCTAAAGCATTTATAGAGATATGTTCTATTAACTCTTTGTCCCCTGCATTTTTAATTACATAGTCTATTGGATTCTTTATTTCCAAAACATTTGGGTCTGAAGTATTTATAAATCGTTTAGTACCATTAGGTAGTATCTCGTATGCTTCGTATTTACCACCAGTTTTAAGATGTATACGTGCAACTATAGAATCAACGTACGAATCTGAATAAGCTTTGTTTTTATTAATTAAGTCTTTTAGATATCTACCTTCCTCAGTAGAGTTACCAACATAAGCTTTACGCCATTTTGACAAGTCTCCATTCCAGAAAGATTGTTTAACTGCATCTACTGACTCTTTATATTTTATAGGATTTTTAACTGGGTCTATATTTATCTTTGCTAATAAAGGAGCTATAGGGTCATCAGCTAGCTGTAACAACTCTGAGGTCCAGCTACTGTAAAAACCTGCTGCTTCTTTATTCTTTGTTATAAAACCTCTACTCCTTCTAGGGTCCATACCTAACATCACACCATTATTTGTCTGTGACATGGCTTCTTGATGAAAGAAACTTTTTTCCATAGTCTCATCAAATATGTCTGTTCCACCTCTACCATAATTTTCAGTTAACCAATCTCTACTCTTTTCTCTTTGAGTCATAAACAGTTGTCTATTTCTTTGTGGACTTCTACCAAATATCCAAGCAAAAGCAGAAACAGGATGCGTAAACACATTGTCTAGTCCTTCTGCCCACATTCTAATTTGCTCTTCTCCTACGACCCTTGTAACCCAAGCTGGACGCAATAGGATAGAAGGTTTCCAAAGCATCTGCATATATCCATCACCAATCAAAGAAACCATACCATCTGTAATTTGTGCTATGTCATCACCATCTGTATTAAGTTTTACATTTACTCTTGTCTTTCTTACTAACCTAGATATAGATTCAGCCATGTTTCTTTCTGCACCTTTTACTTCTAATTTAGCTAAGTCAGTAATCGGTTTAGATAATAATTTATCGTAGGCTTCATCTGTTATGTTTCTACTTCTACCAGTTAATCTAAGGTGTAAATCTCTCATAGGTCTAAATACACGTAAGAACAATCTAGCATCAGGCATTGGTATATAACCTTCATCCCAATACTCAGATAACAAGTGTGCTGTAGCTCTAGGTCTATTAACAGTTTTAAGACTTCTACCTGAAGTTGTTTTAGTAAACTCTTCATAGATAGCATTGATTACTTCATCACTGCTTTCATCAGTAGGTACTTTACGTATTTGTTCTAAATTTTCTTCCAATACAGTTTTTAATTTACCTAAAGTTACTCTTTGATTTTTACTTTGGTAATATAATAAATCTTCCATTATATTTTTTTGTAATGCTTTTTGTACATTGTCTATATCTGAACTACCTACAACGTTTAATTTCTTTACACGATTTCTATAAATAAACTCTTGCATTTCTTTTATTTGTTTCTTTGAAGTAGTTTTAGATAAATCAATAACTATGTGTGGTTTGTTACCTTGATATGCACCTGTCTTTAAAGTACCACGTACTCCTAAGTCTGCATTGTCTAGATACCCTTTAATTGATTTTAAGTTTTTAGATGTAGTACCTGAATAAAATATAATAGTTCCATCAGATTCTTCAATGTTTCTTTTAACAACAGATGCTAAATCTTCTTTAGGGTTTATTGAACCCCAATCTTTATTCCAATAATCAGGGTCATATACATCTTTGCTTTCTAATATTTCATTAGCTTTCTTAAAAGAAGGTACAACTTCTGATATTTCACCATCTAATTTAACAATATTTTGTGCAATTCTTTTTCTATCATTAATAAGATTTTGTTTAACTATGCTAAGTGAAGGACCAGAAGAAACTTTAATTACATCTTGTACTGACTCTTGTTCAGTTCCTTTTTCTATTGCACCATCTTTGCCTTTGCGGAAATCTCTACTTCTATATCTTGTAGTTCTTTGTATTTCTTTATTAACTTGATTTAATGCATCTTCTTTTAATTTGTTTAAACCAATAACAATTTCTGCATCTTCCATTTCATCAGTACCATAATTTTTACGGTACCAATCTTTATTTACTTTATTAGGTGCATACTGTGCTTTAACTCTAGCTAATTGTGCGTCAAGGTTCTCTATAGCTTTCTCTATAGTATTCATTACTTTTTTAGAATCTTCTATAGTTTGTATTTTATTTTGTACTTGTAATCTTGTTTTCTTAGGTAATGAGTTTATTTCTTCTTGACTACCACCTAAAGCTTCGTCTCTAAGATTGCTATATTCTTTCTGTGCGGTTAATTCATCTACAGCTTTACCATCATCTAAGTTAAGTTCTTTCATTCTTGGTGATTGGTTGTCGTATCTAGCTCCCTTAGTCACTTCAAAATCAAGTAACTTAAAAGCTCTTTTCTCTGTCTGCACTAGGTTAAACAATTCTTTATTAGTCATACCAGTTTTAGACAAAATCATTTCTAACTGTGTAGCTTTCTGTGGATTAGTAAATACATCCATAGGTATGCTTGTGACACCTTTCACTCTTAAATATGTATTCTGATATCTATAAACTTTATTTGTAACTTTGCCTTTAAAGAACTTAAAGCCTTCTGCTGTATCTACAAATGCAGTAACTGTGCCATCTGCTATCTCTTTAGTTTTTTCAAAGAAGTAAGGTCCATATTTTTCTGATAAGTCAAATACATTCTCAGGGTCAGATAAAGTACCATCTGGTATAGTGTATCCTTTAGAAACTTTACCACCTGTAGCAACACCTATTTCTTCAGCTATATCTAATGCATTACGTTCTGCACCTTCATAAAATCCTGATGATATCTCATCTACTAATATCCTAGTTTCTACAGCAGTAGGGTCGTTTGATATCTCTTTAACTTGTGCGACTATATCTTCTATTTCTTTTGTAACGACTGTTGTGTCGCCTTTAAATTTTGCTAATACTTTTTCAATAACTGTAATTGTGTCGTCATCAGTTAATATTTCAGAAAATTCTTCTTTCATCATCTTAGGTATTTGTTCAAATTTAGAACCAGGGAACCACTCAAGTTCACCTAACTCATTAACAAAGTATCTATGTGTCTCGTCTACACTTGCCATCCATCGTTTAATACCTTTCATTAATTGTGGAGGTAAATCTATAGCTTCAAACTTTTGTCCAATATGACCAAGTACATCATTCCAAATATCTAACACGTCTCCCATATTTTGTAATGATTGTGCTTCATCAGGATTTAATATTTGATTTTCAGCTAGTTCTGCTAATTTCTGTAATGCAGGTTCAGCAACATCATCATCTACTTTTGCCCACTTCATCCATTGTTTAAAATCAAAAAAGGATTGGTTTAAATCTTTAACATTTAATTTTGGTACAGGAAATTCTGCAAATATTCTACCTAATGCACTATCAGCTTGTGATTTACGAACTGCACCCATAAACCCTACTGCTTCTCCAAATTCCCCACCAACTAATCTACCTGCTGCACTAGAAACAGAACCTCTTAGTGCTAATGAATTAGGGTCTAGTCTTTTAAATTTAACAGCAGTTTCTATTGCTGGTATTAATAAATCAGTAACTTCTTGTGGTGAGTTAGCTTTCATTAAATTTTTATGCAAGGCAGCATCACCTTGATTTTTTAATAAACGACCAACAGTGTCAAAGTTATCAGCTAATGCTATTTGTTCTACAATTTTTCTACCACCTTTTGTAGCAGTCAAATATTCTGTAGCAGAAGGAACGTGTATAGTTTTACGTACAGCATTATCTATAATGCCTGCACTTTTTAAAACATCAGCTTGTGATAATGACCTAACAGCTTTACCTGCTTTGTTTAGGTAACTACCAACTAATATTGATGGGTCAGCTACTAAAGTAAAAGCACCGTCAATAATTCCTGACATAATATCGTAACCTTTTGTTCCTGGTTCAAATACAGTAGCTGTTAATGGTGCTGCTGGTGTTAATTTACTTGTACCAAATCTAGTTTGTATGGTAAGACTTTCGTCACGTTCTCTTTCGTTATTAGTAATATCTTGACCGTAATAAGTTTGTATTATTTTTTTAGCTTCACCTTGGTCTACACCTCTACCTACTAATTCTTTATACACATCTGTATCTTCAGCTAATGTAGAGTTAGGAAAGTATCCTTCACCTAAGTTAACCTTTTTACCTGCTGACAAATTCTGTAATGCTGTTCTACCTACAGAAGGTCCTAATATATCTCTTACTTGTCCAAGCTCATTACGTGCATCATTACTAATTAAAAGCTGTAGTGATGCACCTAATATTCCTTGACTGTCTCTATACTTCTTTTGGTTTAAATATTTTTGATAAGCTAGTACAGGTTTTTTAACTATTTCATCTTGCACAGAATCAAATGCTGTGAACGCAGTTCTTATAGTTCCTCTACCTACAGACTTTACTCTATCCCACCAAGTCTTTTCAGAGTCAAGCCATCGTTCAACTATAGTTCCTATTTCAGGAGATTGTGCTGTTAAGTTCATTAAAGATGCACCGACTAATACATCTTTTGGTAAATAAAAATGTTCTCTAACTAAACCTTGTAGATTGGTAGCAGTCTGTGGTGCAGACTCAATCATACCTTGAATTACTTTAGCTTGGTCTATTCTTGAATTTTGTTGTGTTTCTTCTATTTCATCTTGTACGGGAGATTGCCACCACCATCTTATTTCAGCCATACTACAAGTCTTTCAGTAAGGCTGCTATCTCCTTGCTAGGCAATACTTTATACATAGCTTGTAAAATCATATTCGCATCAGGAGCTGCGTTAAATCTATTAAATCCATCTTGTGTACCTGCTAAAGGACTAACCATAGGGTCCTGTTCAGGAGCAGTGACGTCTTGTACAAATCCACCTAAATTACTAGGTGCAGGTTGTCTTGCTTGTGTAGGTACAATAGGTTCTTCTATCTGTTCTAATGGTGCAGAGTTTCTCAAAGTATCTAACTCTTTAGCTTGTCCTTTATAGTCATCAGCTTTATAATCTGCAACTTTTCTTTTTCTACTCAAAATATATTCCCATGTGTATCAGGATGAAATGTAATTTCTATTCTCCCTAAACCAGGAATGTAAGTAACTGCTAATGTAGTATATTCTGCATCAACATATTCAGGTACGTTATACTCTTCTGTTACTTCTTCTATTGGTTCTGAAAAATTCCTAGCAATTATTTGTGCAAACTCTTCGTTATCACTATTGAACAGGGGGGGCATTACCGCCTCCTAACATAGCTTGTAAGTTTGGTGGACCACCTTGTTGTTGTCCAGCCATTGCTTGTTGCAACATAGCTTGTTCCTGTGGACTTGGCTCTTCACCTTGTGCTGTAAAGTATTTTTCTAATATAGAACCTTTTTGTTTAGGGTTATTATATATTTCTACAACAGCAGCCATAGCAGTTTTGTCACCTTGCTGAGAGGCTTGTATTAACATTTGGTCCATAATTTCTTCTGACTTCTGTTTAGTAATTCTTTCATTGATGTGTGTTATATTTTCTAAACCATCCATTTCTTGTTGCATAGTTTCTTTATCTATAACTCCAGCTTGCATTAACTGCAGTCCTGTAATAATTTTATTTGGTGCATCAAAAGAAGCCATAGCACCATACTTTCTTCTAGTAACATAGTTTTTATCTATATCAATAGATGGTGTATAGTTTTCTGAAAAAGCTGAACCTTTATAAGTTCCTGTCAGAGGTTTTCTTTTGTTACCAAAAAGCACTTCATCTAACTCTAATCTTTTAGAATCTATTTCTTGTAAAGCATATTCGAGTATTGTGTGATACTCAGTAACCATAGCTCCTACACCAGATTCCAGTTCTTCCAGACCTCTACCAGTTACAAATGAATTAGGTGATATAGCATCGTCTTGAACTGGATATCCAGCAACAACTCTTAATTGTCTTTCTAATCTACCTACAGCTTCAAATAACTGATACGGTAAGTTAGTAACAGGTTTTACTATTTGTGAGCCAGGTGATAAATAGTTTATAGCATTTCTACCTTTTCTATATTGTCCTGATTCTATTTCTCCAACTATATTTGTTTCTGTAAATACTGCATCCTCCATAGCTATAACAGATAAAATGTTTATCTTTGCCATAGAAGCCATGAGTCCAACTACTTGGTCAAACTGACCTTGTATTTTGTCAAAGCTAAATCTTTTAGCTACAACAAAAGACGGACCTGATTTAAGAGGATTGGGAACAAAGTCTACTATTTTTTTTGAAGCAACATGTACAACATATGTACCTTCTAGGTTCATATATTCTAAAATGACATCTCCGTTTTCATCTGAGTTTTCCCAACTACCATCGTCAGAAGTCCTTAGATTGTAACCATCATATGATTGTTCATCAGTATCCTTAGTCTCATAATATGCTCTAAGCTCTGGGTACATATCCATAAGTTTTCTTATAGGAATTTTTTGAATAATTGCTAACTCATCAGGTTGTTGTGTGTTTCCAAAATAACCAGGAAAACAATCGTAAGGGTTACGTAATTCTGCACATGGATACATATGTCCATTCATATCTAATTTTGTTGTAATAACCCATACAGCAAATCCGTAACCAGGAAGCCATCTTGAAACTTGAGGTAATTGTAATTCTAATTTTTGCATACTGTCGTATGAAGATAATATTCTCTCTACTTTTTCTTTCTTGCCTTTATTCCTAACACTATCTCTAGCATTAGTAATATGCACATCTAACGTTGGGACTTTACCAATTTTTTGAGCTAGTCTATCTAAAGCAGATAGCATAAGGTTAGGTGCTGGTATTGTATGTGAATCACTAGAATCAAGTCCAGGACCTAATAACTGTTTAATACCATCTTCACCACCATTTAATATAGCTCTAAATCTTGCTCTATCTGTTAATGCATCATCATGCATTCGTTTTAAATAGGAAGCTCTTTCGATTATTGCGTCAGGTTTCATTTAACTCCAAGGTGTCTCGTTCCATTGTACACTATTATAGCCATCAAAACTAGGAGTGTATTCTATTCCTATATCAGAATATACTAATTTTGTTAATGCTCTAATAACTTTCATAGGAAACCAACTTGCCATAACAACGTCTGATTTGTAGCCTTTACCACCCTTACCCTTAGATGCAAAGTAAACTAATTGTTTTGTATACGTTATAGATTTACTTTGTGCATCTGCGTCATAAAAAGGTAGTACTATCATCTGCTCATTAAACATAGGTGCTAAAGCAGTTACTCCAAATTTTTCATCCCATTTGTTTTTATGTGTCTCGTGTCCCTCTAGTTTAATACCTTGGACATTACAGTATTCTTTTATTCTCTGGTCTTGTCTTATAGCTTTTTGAAAACCATTCTCTTCTATAACCCAGTGGTAACAACCATATTTGTCGTGCCACATTTTGATTAGGGCAAAAGCTTCATCTAAACCACCACCCTGATGATTTTCTAAGTCAACTAATGTTAATTTAATTTGGGAAGCATTTGTCTCTACCGCCCATAAGAAACCTGCTTGATATCCTGTAGCGGCAGGGTCAAGTCCTGCTACTAGATATGCACCTTTAGGAATATGACCTAAACCAATATTAGGGTCATAACATTTCTCTATTTGTTCAGGATTAAATAATCTAAGACTGTCACTGTAAGCTTTATTAAGATAAACCATTTCAAAATTCTTTAAACCACCTGTAGTCATAGCATCACGTTTTCTGTTTATTAACCACTTAAAAGTTCTCTTACCTGACCACAACATACAATCAACATGGTCTTCTTCTTCAAACTCAGGTATAACACAAAGGCTATCGTGTGCTTCTTCTACTATAGTTTCCCATGCTTCTGACTCTAAAATTGCAGAGTACAAATCTTCAGGATGCTGACGTGAACCAATAAGTACCATAGCTGTGTGTTCTTCTTTTCTTGAACCTAATGTAGTTGTCCACCAGTTTTTTGTATTTTCTCTTGATGCTGGTTGCATAGTAGAGCTGTGGTCTTCAATGTCATCAGCAATAATTAAGTCACAGTCACGTGAAAGTATCTTACCACCACGACCTATACCTATCATTGTTGGTGATTTAATACCAGCTACTGTTCGTGTTGATACAGTAAATCCACTACGTGACCACATTTTACCTGCTCTTGTTGCTGGTTTAAATGTTCCTCCTGGACCACAAAAATCTTCTTTAAGTTTTTCATTTTGCTCTAGTGTATCCATAACTGACATAACAGAGTTCATAGCAATATCTTCGTTACCACCGACCCACATAATACGTATGTTAGGGTTTCTCATAATAAGCCAGATAACAAAATGTATTAACAATTCAGTTTTACCATGACGTGGTGGTGACAGTATCATTTGCTGTCCACCAGTTAGTAAAGCTTTGTTAATAGATTTTATCCAGTTAACGTGAAAGTCTGCAGTTTCAAAAGGTATACCCATTTCAGTTAAAAAGTATCTGTCTCTAAATTCTGCAAAATCTTTTAAAGATTGTTCTGCATCTTCTGATATCTCCCAGCTTTCAGCTTGCCTATCTTTAGCGTAATCTTCTTGGAATGCACCTAGTAGCCTACTGATATGTGAAGACGTACATTTTAATTCGTCTGCTATTTCTTGTCTAGTTAATCTGCCTTGTATTAAATCTAAAGCATATCCTTCATTTACAAACTTATCATATAAAGCACCACGTCTAACTTGTGTAACTGTGCCTTTGTTAGATTCTTTTATTTCAGGTTCGTACTCTCTACCTTGTTCTTTATAACGTTGTTTTCTTTTTTGCTCACGCCACTTACAAGTATCAGAACAATACTTACGTGCTTTTTGAGGTAACGTATTTTCACATTCTGGTGAAATACATATTATATTTTTAGTTACCATTTAGTTTTTGCTGCCCAATATGCAGCCGACATTTTACCCTTCTTGATGTTCTTAGCATGCCTAGCTCTAAATGCTTTATTTCTTTTTGTTCCTTTAGGACTACCCTTAACTCCTTTTTGTCCAAATCTAATTAACTTAACTGTGCTACCTGATTTAGCTAACACTGCATGTGATTTAGAACCATGTTTAGGAGTAGCTTTAGGTTTGTTATAACCTGAAAATTTTTCACCTCTATACTCAATTGCCATTTTGTGCCTGTTCGACATTAATATTATAATCGTCTACAAACTGCTCTACTAACTTATCTATAAGAGGTGCGTTATGTGGCTTCTGTACAATTATACTTCCACATGCATCTGATAATGACAAAGACCATTTCTTTAAAGATTGTGGACTATGAAATATATTTTGCTTTACTTTTGTTTTCTTTCCCACTATTTTTTAGGTTTTCTGCCAGTACCGTATCTTTTTTTCTTACCTTTTTTTCCTATTGGCACATTATCTCCTCTTTTTAATATTGTATTTTATACATCCTAGATTAACACATTTTTTATAATTTGGTGTTATCTCATAATCTTTATAACAAGATGTACACAACAATTTGTTTTTCATTATTTTATTATAGTAGATTAGCCTCCACTTCCTCTAGCAAGTGATAAGAAACGTTTAGCGTCTTTACGAGCCCAGTCGCGACCAGGTCCTCAATAGGTACGATAAGGTTGCGTGAAAAAAAATTTTTATTCTCAGCTTCTATTATTTTGTACTTACCTTCCATTATCCAGTCTACAATGTAGGGTATCATCGCTTCAGGTTGCCAGTAAAGAAGTTCGCTGGTCGGATAAATCCAGTAGAACATAAAGTCAGCAAATGTTTTAAATTGACACCCTATCTGTTTGCTGCCGTTGTCCTGTACTATCTGTATCTCTAGAGCTACGTTACCTGTGTCTTTAGCTTGTGTATCTGTTTTAACTTCAACATAGCGTACACCTAGTTCGTTGCTAATTACCATAAGGTCTGCACCTTTGAGCTGTTCGTCAGGTCTGGCGTCCTTTACAATGAATTTTCTTTTACCATCATCTTGTTGTGTGTCATAAAATAACTTAACTAATTGTTCACCTTTTTTGCCTACCTGTAACTGTTCTTTAAAATCAAACATATTTTTCCTTCTTTAACTTGATTATAATTTTACTATAGCTAAGGTTATAAACATAGGCATTACAATTTAGTAGCTTTCAGACATAAGTTGTAAGATTATAGGCAATTCTCAAGCCGATTAGCTACACGGTGTTAACTAGCGTTAAAGGCTATTACTTCACATATTTATAAATAGTCAAGTCAAACAAATCATTCACTAAACTTATTTACTGCGTTGGGAGGGAGTGACACAGGGTTCGTTGCGTCTACAACGCACCTCAAGCGTACTATAAAAAAACATTCTTTTTTCTTACCTTTACTAGCAGTAGTGTGTTAATATAGGACAATAGGAACGGTGGTGTAGGTTACCAATCTATACCTTCTTGATTGTTCTACAATGCCTGTAATCAATCTATACCACAGTTCTTTTTCCAAACAATTACCAGCAATTTTTTCTCTACTTACGTAATGATATATAGGGGGTGTCAGGTTAAATCCCCCCTCTCAACACACATGCATAACGCTACGTACGGTGCAAGTGTTAACTATGTACTATATACTACTTCTCTCCTCTTTACACTACATATAGTAGGTTCTTTGCTAATATGTCCTATCTTTCCTCTATAACCATACCTTCTGTTAAACACCATAGATAATTGTATTACTAACTCCTCTACGTACTACAGAAACAATAACATAGAAACAAACACACAAAATCAATACACTAACAGCCACAACCCAACCACCACCGCTATTAGTATGTTTTGTGTGTTTCTTTATTGTTATTCTTTATTAGTACTGTGTGATTATATATATAGTACTCCAGACGCTTCATAACAGATTAGTAAAGTCAAATTCCTAAAGTAATACTATAAAATAATATACACTCACACACACTCAATAAGTATTACTAATAGGCGGTTTGACTTGACTTAACATGTTAATTGCGTAAGAGTACTATATATAATAAATAGTTATATAAATAATAATAGAAAGTAGGTGTAAATTGGTACAAGCACTAAAACAGTTATTCTATCTTAAAGATGAGGATATAATACAAAACATATACAAATCATCTAAAAAATGGCTACCCAATAATATGGTATTAGTCAAATTACGTGGTACTCCTTCGTTCAAATTCTCCCCAGAAGGATTAGGTAAAACTAGGTACATGATAGCTAGTGTCAAATCTAATGGAGAATTTAAGAATTTAGGGATATTAAAACAATATGAAGCAGTCGTTCAGCTTCAAGAATTGTGTAAACAGTATCCCAAAATTCTAAATCGTAAGGCGTTCAAGCCTACTAAAAGTGGAACTATGAGTGAAACTTTTCTTAAGGAAATAGGAACTAATGCGATAGCAGAACGTTTCCCTAAAGAAGTGCCTACTCTACAGGAGGCTAAAGCTTATATGAATGCTGGGTTTAAAGGTAAACCTCAGGACTACATTTCATAATTGCCCTAGTTATTCTCCCCTTTCATTAGGGGAGTTTAACTTTTTTTTTATCTTAGTATCCAAGTCGTGTAGTCTTACACACCATAATCAGTTCCTATATCAACACAACATCATCATATATAATTATTAATATGCATATGCATATGTATATATACATACATTAATCTACTCTATACTATCTCTCTCTCTATACTACTACTACATATAGTGGTAGTAATAATATAATCTACGTGCACGTAGTAAAATAAATATTATTTTTTTTTCCAGATATATATTTAAATATATATCATACGCAGGTCAAGGGAGTCAATGCATAGGGGTTGTCAAATTTCTCTGGTCTATAAGACCCTATGTCGCCTAGGGCAAAATGTTAGATTTTGTTCAAGTCAATTCAAGATTTTATTTTGACACGACTATATAGAATATGAAAGGTGCGTAATGAAACATAATAAAAAACCTTCTGTACCTAAGTTCAAGAGAACTTATGATGCAGTAGAGAAAGCTGTAATACATACAGAGATACCTGACCTTAATGGTATCAAAGAATATAAATACCCTGTACCTAATGCTATGCCTAAGACTTCAGTATGCAAGTACTGTAGCAAGAACTTAGTTCGTGGCTATATATGCAGGGATTGTAGGGAGTTAGAAAACCCTACCATACCAGTCAAAGATACCTCAGGTATCAAGGAAGGTCTGGTATTATTAGCAGAAATTCGTGCTAATGAGAGCATGCAACGGCAGGAGGATATGGAGGAGAACGCTACTATATCTATACCTAAGAAAGAAATCACTTATGATACCTGTGGTTTTTGTGGTATGAGTATTGGCTTACAAGATAAGCTATATACTATGCTCGTTACTGTTAAGAAAAGAAAACACAAGAAAAGAATTGCAGTATGTTATGACTGTAAGTTCTAAATAGCTACCATAACAACTTATCCCTACCTGTTCGTTACCCTTTCGTTGCAGGTAGGGGGTAGCTTGTAGTACATGGTTCATAGTCTGTGTACTACGAGCTATCTGGGGAGATAGTAAGTATCAAACAATACGATACTTGTACGTATGGTGAAGCCCTAGTCCGTAGGAATTATGACGTCCCTGTTTGTAATGACCGAAGGCTAGGGTTCACCTATTTATGGAAGGAATAATATGGAATGCGATAATTGTAGACAAGATAACTACATTGAGTTAGCAATACATAGCAACGTTAAGAGTAGTGTACACGTAATAGTGCAGTGCTTTACATGTGGTTATCAAACTATCAAGAAACAAAATAGTAAAAGGAGGTTAGATAGTGTCCAGTAAAGATGACATCTACGTGTATGTAGATGAGAACATGAAGAAAGATGAGAACATACTGACTGTTGATTTCTTATTTGAAAGTGATGTAACAGTAGAAGATGCAGTAGCAGAGGTTGATAACATTGTATCTTTAGCAGATAACAATGATGAGTTTGTACTACGAGCTCATAGACCAACTATCTATACTGTGTCACCATTCGTAGAGAAGGAGGAATAGTGGAAGCTATTAAAGAACAAGAGTACGTAGAGCCTAATCATTGGACATGGGTAGGCGATGCAATAAAGCACAGACAAATCCTAAAGATACAGAACGACCCTTCTTGGATAGAGGAGAGTGAAGCTAATGGTTGGGTAGTGATTGACAATAGTACAACAGTACCTGATGACCTTTGGATATGTGATATGTGTAACAACTCACTTGATACTCTACTACCTATAGCAATATGGTGTGGTAGCAGAGCAATGTGTGATGAGTGTAAGACGGAAATAGAAAAAGATTACAGTACTAAATACGACACGTATGAGTATTGTAGCTGTGGTTGTTCAGAAGGAATAACCCTTAGTAAAGAACAGGAGGATAATAAGTAATGGGAGACTTTGGCGATTTTATGAAAGACAACCCAGAAGAGTACGAACAATTTGCTCGTATTATGGACGCAAAGATGAAGAAGGCAGAGGAGTGGGGACTAGAAAGTATATCTAAAGGACTAGCTATGACAGAGTTAGACCTATTCGGTGTAGGTATATTCTATGACCCTGACAAAGATGAGGATGGTAATGCTGTAGGTAATAGTGACAACAGACGTTTTCATGTAGGCGCACAAGATACTATCGGTGCCATGAAATTCATAGAGGATTACATATGGCAGAGACGTATGAAAGACTTTGCGTTTGGTGTTACTGCTTTCATGCAACAGGTTATTAAGGACGTTCGTGATAAACGTACACCAGCTGATAATGAAATACTAGGACATGTCGTTCATCTTATGGAGGACGAAGGTATTGATAGTGCAGACACGTACGAAGTGTGTCTATTTATTATGCAGATTGTAATGAGCATGATGTCAGATAGTAAAACCTTTGCTATGATGTACAAACAAGTTGTAGAACATGAGGAACCACAGATGATAGCCCTTGGTTATCCACAGTCTATAGCCTCTATCATAGAAGGCTACAAAGATGCAGACCTTACTGATATGAGACACCCAAGTAACATGGACATGTCTCTTACAGATGAGGATATAAAGAACTTCTTAAAAGAAGTAATGCCTGACAAGAAAGACAACAAGAAAAACGAGGAGGAATAGTGGAAGCACTTAAAAGCTACGTAGCTATTACGAAAACAATATTGAATTATCTTAATTCATTAGCGATTTCTAATGGTTACAACAGGTCACTCATGGAGTGGCTATTTAATACTGAAGGTACAGAGGAGATGAAAGCTATTGACGGAAGGTTTCCAATCTTTCTAAAAATGGCTATGCCTCATTACCATATAGAAGGAGTAGTTGCACCCATGCACTACAGAACTGTATGGGAATGTGTACTCATAGGAGATGATGATACAGTTAACGAGAGTGCAACTGTTATCGTAGACATACCAGCAGAAGCTTACGAGTTACTGCCTGATGTACCTGAGGTACAAAATATTACTGATGATGTCATGTCAGTATGGGAGAATATAAAACAGGAAGAGATGACAGAGAACTTCATTAAGGAAGTGGAGGAACTGTTGTCTAAAGAAAGCGAGGAAGAATGACAAACGAAAATACAGTATGGTCTTTACTAGAAAAGGTCATACCACATACACCAAGACTATTGCTCTATGGTATACCTGGTACAGGTAAGTCATATCAAGCAAGTAATCTTAGTGTTAAGAAAGAACAACAAGTATACACTACTACATTGACTCACGATAGTACGGCAGCAGAATTGATGGGACACTATGTTCCTACAGATACTGGTAGTTTTGAGTGGATTGATGGCTTAGGTATTAGAGCTTGGCGTGAAGGTGCAAGATTAGTTATTAACGAGATAGACCATGCAGGTGCTGACGTAATGACTTTCTTACATGCCTTACTAGATGACCCACAGTTTGCGAAGTTCACACTTCCTAACAAGGAGAAGGAAACAGTTAGACCAGCTGATGGCTTTCAAGCAATAGCCACTATGAATGGTGTACCTAGTGACCTAGGTGATGCCTTACGTGACAGGTTCCCTGTAACAATGAAGATTGATACAGTCCACCCTGATGCACTTAATGTACTACCTAAGAACATACGTGCCGTATACAACGACTTTGAACATGATGCGTTCTCTATTCGTAGATGGTCAGCGTTTGCTAACCTTATGAGTAGCGGCTTATCTAAAGAGGACAGCGTTCGTGCTGTGTTTCCTAACGAAAGTTCAATGATATTGGAAGCACTAGCATTACAAGAACATAATGATACGCAATGAGTGACCTGTTTAGTAAGGAGTTAGGTGCGTTAAACTTACCTACTACTCTTACTAACCTGTCCCTTATAGGTGACAGAGTTAGGAAACATAAGGTAGTAAGAAAGCATAACCTAACGCCTACTCCTAACAAGAGTGATTTAGTAATAGCTAGTTACCCTTATCTTAACAAGAAAGAGAGTGCTACTATATCAATCGCTACTGCAATGAAAAAGTATAATCTGTTTGCTAATATGAAGTTCCGTAGCAATGACAAAGTTGCTTTGCATACGGCACAGTACATGATAGCTCATAGATATGTTGTAAGCGACCAAGGTAAAATACTAAAAGCCATGGCTAATGGTTTAGGTTATAGTGGAAACCACGCACAAGTTAAGTTAAAAGAAATACTTGAAGCAAGACAACAAGAGGGTGACAACCTTACTGATAACGAGCTGAAGTTCCTTGACTATTGTAGTGTTCACTTACCTTACTGTTCAGAAAATCATAACGATAGAATGAGTTCTACTGCTGTTGATATGTTACTAGAAGGTGCAAGTCTTGGAGAGGTAATGAGTTTTCTTGTTCCTCATACACCTTTCTATATGCACATTAAGAGACAAGAGGTAGTTAGTTACTGTGTTAGTGCATTACGATTGCACTATCCACCTAACTCTAATATACCTGAACAGTATTTACTTAAAGATGCTAAGCAGTTAACAGATACTGTTTCTCAACTGTTCAATATATGTGCTCATGCTAAGTCATACGTAAGAAGCCTACAACTTGTAGGAGAATACAAGTGGCATAGTGAATTACAGAGGTACAAAGGACGACCTCTTAGCAAAACACAGTTACGTAGGAGAGTTAATAAGGTAGTAAGAATATTAACTCTTAAAGACTTAGACTATTGGGATAGGAAACGGATGTCTAAGTATGGATTTGCTGATAAAGATGGCGACTTAGATACAGAACAATCTATTCAACTAGCAAGTGATGAGTATTTAGAAATGCTCCTTAAACAAAGCTTGACTGATGTTGATGATACTGTATTAACATTGCCTGATAATCTTAGCAAAGAGTTAGCTGATAATATTAAAGACTCAGCACAACAATACCATGACAGAAACCTTATTGATTACGCTATGGACGAAGGTGGTGTTCATGGTGTAGCTAAGATAAAACCATTTGTTCCTAATCATAGGATACAAAAAGCAATTAGAGAAATTACTAGACGTAGTAGTGATACAGGTGTAGTGCCTAAGAAAATGTATCGCTTAACTACTGATAGAAAAGTATTCAATGTTAAGTCTACTACCCTAGGTGGTAGCTTAATGATTGACTTTAGTGGCTCTATGAGTTGGAATGAACAAGATGTAAGAGAAGTAATTGACTTACTTCCTGCTGCTAACATAGCAGGTTACACAGGTTATGGTTACAAGAGAGATGACTGTGATGGCATGATAGAAGTAATTGCTAAAGACGGCAAATTAAATACTAAAGCTATTAGTAATCTCTATGAACATGGGTACAACTCTGTTGATTTAGATGCACTTAAATGGTTAGCTCAACAACCTGAGCCACGTATCTGGATTAGTGACCAACAAGTTGTAGGTGTAGGAAGTGATGGTAGTGCTAGAAACTTACCATTAGAACTACGACATGAGATAGCACAGTTCATGATAAAGAATAATATAATCCCTATCAAGGCTAAAGAACTTGTTAAAAGATTAGCAAAACAATTAGCTAAACGCTAACTGTTGCCGACTAGAAAGAGAGAGGTGTCCTTCCACGCCTCTCTTTTTTTTTGTATATTATATGCATATGCATAAGTTCTTTTTATTTTTTTTTCATATGCATATGCATACGCATAACCATATGATATACTGTTTGTATGAGTAATATAGAAAACTTGCTTACAAAAGCACTACAGGGAAAACAAGGAGGAGTAACTCCTTGGTATGAGAATATATCTAAAGAAGCTAAACCCTTCATTGATGGTATAGAGCAGATGATAAAAGAAGGAAAGAAACCCAACGCATCAAGCGTAACAAGAATACTTAATGAAGAGTTAGGTGTTAAAGTTAGCCGTTCACGAGTAAGTGCATGGATGTATAAGTTGGATGAGAATGAATAAAGAGTTAGCAAAACTATTAGCTGAAGCAGAAAGCAACACTATTAAAGAGCTAAAAGATACTAATGTTAGATTACTTAAACAATTAGAAAGAGCTAAGGATAAGAAAGCTGACCTGATTGAAGCAGTATATAGTGCGGCTAAAGATGGTATATCAACACTTGATATACCTACTTTAAAAGCTCCACCTAAAAGTAAAAAGAAATACAAAGATGAAGAGATTTGTGTTCCTTTATTAAGTGACATTCAGTTAGCTAAGACAACTCCTACCTATAGTACTGAGATAGCAGAGGAGAGAGTGCTACGTTATGCTGATAAGATAATTAAAATTGCACGCATTCAGGGTGCAAACCATAAGGTAAGAAAGTGTGCAGTGTTAGCACTCGGTGATATTGTAGAGGGAGAACTTATATTTCCTGGACAAGCACATCTTATTGATAGTTCCCTGTATAGGCAGGTCACTGTTGATGGTCCTAGAATACTATACGGTTTCTTTAGTAAACTATTAGCTGAGTTTGAAGAGGTAGATGTTTACTGGGTTATAGGAAACCATGGCTCTCTAGGAGGTAGGGCAAGAAAAGACTACAATCCTGAGAGTAATGCTGATAGAATGTTAGGTAAGATATTGGAAACTATGTTTACTAATGAGAAACGTATTAAGTTTATAGTACCAGATAACAACTGGTACTTAGTTGCTGACCTCGGTAGTAAATCTAAGTTCCTTTGCTTTCATGGAGATAACATTAGAGGTAGTATGGGACTACCATTCTATGGATATAACAAAAAAATTCTAGGATGGAAAGCTCTAGCTTCTAACGGATTAATGGAGGATTTCACTCACGCAGTCTGTGGTCACTATCATACACCTACTAATTTGTATATCAACGATATACGTGTATGGATTAATGGTAGTACAGAATCACATAATGGATATGCATTAGAACAATTAGCCAGTATGGGTAGACCATCACAGCATTGTTTGTTTGTTAAGCCTGACAAAGGTGTGACTGCTGAGTATTTAATAAACCTAGAGGAGTAGTATGTCGCACATATGTGTGAGTTGTGGTGATGCTTTATACTGTTACATGGGGTTTTTGCAATGCACTAACCCTATGTGCAGAAGGTATAAAGTAAAACAATTTACTTTAAACGTAGAGACATCTAAAATAAAATAACAATTAAGAAGGAGGAGCTTATGGGCTTTGATTTAAACAGTTACGAAACAGTAGAGGATAGACTAAAAAAGTTTTGGTCTGAATATCCTAACGGAAGAATAGATACATACATACAGAACATGGCTGATGATGGTACTTGGTGTGTCGTAGGAGCACATGTGTACAAAGATATAGAGGATGAACGCTCAGTAAGTTCTGGCTATGCACAAGAATTTAAAGGACAGGGTGGCTTTGCTAATAAAGAAGCATGGCTAGAGAACTGTGAAACTTCTGCAATAGGTAGAGCTTTAGCTAACTGGAAGTACCAAGGTAGTGATAAAGCTAGACCATCAAGACAAGAAATGTCTAAGGTAACGCAGGGTAAAGCCCCAGTCAAAGAAAGTAAACCTACACCACAGGTAAAGAAACAAGCCCCTGTACAAGATAAAGTTGGTGGTCCAATTAAAATATTAACAGATGCAGGGTTTTCTATAAAGACAACAGAACATGATAACGGTACTGTTGCTATAGATAACGTAGGTCTATGGTGTACATGTGGTGGTGGTGTGCAATACATACCATCAAGTGAAAAGAAATCAGAAAGGTCTCCTGACTTTAGATGCATCATGGCTAGTAAATGCACGACTGGTGACACTGTGGATGGAAAAGTATTTTCTAAATCATGGTGGGTTGATAACAAAGTTACACCCAATGCATGGAATGATTATGCTTCAGCTATAAATGGTGTTGTATTACCTAGTGCAAAATCTTTGGATGATGTTAAACCTGGAGAAGTACCCTTCTAATTTATCGAAAGCACGAGCCGAGGCAGAAAGGATAACATCCTCGGCTATGCTATTTGAACTATTTGCTAATTTGTTTTTTAGCGTATGTCTTGACAACTGCTAGTGCAGCACCACCACCAGCTAACGCAGCTAACTCTAAAGTATTTGCGTCAACGGATATTAAAGGTGCGACAACTAAAGCTCCAAGGAATGCTTCAACGAACGTCCATAATGTTCGTTCCAACATATCTTTTAAGTCTTCACTCATCTTATACTCCCACGAATCGGACCAAGGTGTCCACGCTACATCCTTCTTGAATGTACCATCTTGGTTTCTTGCTCTCTTTGATTTCTCAAACAAACTCATTGTATCAATCTACCTTTCAACATGGCGTTAGTTTTAATAACATTACCATTGATTTCTTGTAGTTTATCAAAGACTGTGCTAGCTAAGACAGTATGGTCTTTAGCTTTATTATCAACAGTAGGTTTACTTTCTAATAATTTATTTATAGTTGTGTACTCAATACTTACTGGCTTACCTTGTAGTAATTCACCTGCTACTTTTCTGTACATTTTCTTGTACGCCACAGCACTTGAACCTATGAAGCCGTCCTTAGATACATCTAAATCTTGTTGACTTTCTCCGACAATAAGACAACCCGAAGTATGCTCATCGGTGTTGCCAGTGTGTATCAGTATATAAGTAAAGTTAGGTACGTTCTGTACATGAAGCATACCATAGTGTGCGTTCTTGTATCTCTCTGTGTACTTAGCGTGGAATCCACCAGTCTTTCTAAACTCTATTGCGTATTCACCTTCAGGTATGCAGGTCTCATGCATAACTTTTACTACTTGATACTGGTCTTCTAATGTATAACATTCAAATAAACCATCTATAAACAACAATCCGTTGGTAGCATCTGTACCAAATTGTGTCCTAACTACTGTGAGCTTCACTTAAACCTCCATATTTACAGTGACACATAGTTACATGTGTTCCATTCTTATCTATATAAGTATAGCATTTATTTTGTGCCACAACATCCACCACCACAACATCCACTCATGCTACTCTCCTTTCCTAAATCCTATTGTTAATAGCCATACAGCTAATGTAATTAGGGTAGCAAGTCCTGTCACTTGTTGTGCAGAACCAGTCAATGTTAATGTTGCAATAACTAAACCGACAAGAGTCCAACTAAGGTTAAGTGTTTCCTTAATCGCATCTATTATCCAGTTGCCTAGTTTTTTAAACATTACCTCTCCTATATATAAAAGCAGCCATAGTAGCTATTCTAGTCAGAATTACAGGGACTACAACTTCTTGAGCTTTTTCCTTTTGGTCATTAGTCATGTCATTACCTATCTCACTAAAGTTTATGTCCTCTATATCAATGTCTATAAAAGTTTGTATTGGGTTTTCTATGAAGGTTTCAAACTGTACCTCTGTTACAACGTCAGCTAATGTATAGTTCTCTACGTCTGTATTTTCTACAGCACGTGCAACGTACTCTTCTACTGCTTCAGCTATAACCTCATCATCTTTAACAGACTCAGCAATGATAGCTACATCTGTTGCTTCTACTTGTAATACTTCTGCTACAACTTCTATCTGTTCTTCAGTAAGTTCTTCAACATCTGCAATAGCTTCTTCTACAACAGCTTGTACTATCTCTTGTACTTCTTCAGTAGCTTGGTCTAAGTTCTGTACACCGACATCATTAACTTGTTCTAGTACTTCAACAACTTCTTCAACGGTAGCTTCTACTACTACAATGTTTTCTATAATTTCTTCTACTTCAGCTACCTCAACTGCAACTTCTTCTTCAGTTAGTTCTAAGGGTTCTTCATCTTCCACTCTTGGTAGTGTTGTGGTTGGCGTATCTTCACTAACAACTTCCTGTATCGGCTCATCCAAAACTTCCTGGACATCCTCTTCAATCTCTTCATCTATAATCTCCTCTTCTATTTCATCTTGTATTGGTATTTCCACCACGATTTCGGGTGCAATGTCTTCCAAATCAAATTCAATAATCTCGAACTCAATAGGTAGTTCTTCAAATTCCAGTACTTCTTCTTCAATAACTTCCTCTTCAGGTGGGTCCAGTACAACAACATCATCCTCAGGAATGAGGACATCCACATCTTCTTCAATCTCTTCAACGATTACCTCCTCCTCTATAATATCATCTTCAATATTTTCTTCAATAGGTTCTGGTATATCACAATCACCACGCTCTATCTGTGCATTAGTCATAAAGCAACCAAACATATCTTCATTATCTATACGCTCTTGGTCACGCTCTATGGTGCCATCATTGACGTCAGCTTGTGTGTAAGTTTTATCAACACCTTCTACCACTATATCTACAATAATTTCTTCAGGTGTAGGAGGTGGTGGAGGTGGAGGTGGTGGTGGAGGTGGAGGCAAAGTAGTAGTAGTGGTAGTAGTGGTTGGAGTAGGAGTAGCATAAGTAATAGATATATCATCTAGTCCTACATAGTCACTATAAAAATTAAGGTTTATTTCTTTTATAAATTTGCCTGATGTTTCTGTATAACTAAACTCTTTATCTTCCCAAGCAGGACTTTCATCAGGTTTATTAGCAGTAAATGTATTAGCTATCCATCCACTATCTGTGTCATCTGTATATAAATACTTTATATCCCAGTCATTGTTAAGCCCACTAAGGTCAACAGCAAAAGTTTGTATGTCTGTTCTTTCCCACCATAATCTAAGAACATATCCACTACCTGAATTACGATTGTATTCTAAACAATAACCATCACATAAATGAGTACCATCATAAAGATTTGTTACAGAGTTTTCTGCACCACCACTATCGTAAGATATTACAGATGTCCAACCATTTTCATCAAAAGATTCTGTGACTGTTGTTACTTCATTTGCAAATACAGGTGTGGGTATTAATAAGAATAATGCAAGACATAGTCTCCACATTACATTACAAGTGCTGCTACAACTCCACCTATTGCTACAATTAAAGTTAGTACTTTATAAAATTCTGCTTTATCTAGCTTTGCATCTAGCTTATCTTCTATTTTGTCTAGTCGTTCAATAACCATATTAAGAAGTTCCTTTTGTGTATAGCCATTGTTGTTTGTCATTTATGGTAAATCATCTCTAGATAGGAAATCCCATTCCTTATCTATGTTACTATCTAGGTCGTAGTTGCTTATTCTTTTAAGATAAGAACTAATTTCTTTTAAAAAATAACCTAGTAAAAATCCAATTATAAAATCCATTCTTGGATTATAACACAACTTAATCTTTTTTTAATTTATGATACCCACTTTTAAATGTATAAATAACTTTATACAAATTAACTCTTACATCTAATAAAAATTTTTCTCTTTCTTTTTTATTAGTAATCAATTTATATTTATTTTTTAATCTTTTATAAGGAACTAAATAACATATTGGCTCACCTGCTTTAATAAGTATCTCATCCTTATCTGATGTGTATAGTAACTGTGCATTTATTTCATTATGTACATCTGTTCTAACAACTCCATAAGCTATTGTCCAATCAGGATTATTAGCATACAACATAGGAAACTGTCTTACACTATATCCTTTAGGTGTTTTAAATTTCCAAGGAAGATTTAATTTAAACACTGCTCTTATATTTTTATCACCGTAAGGGTCACGAAATTGTTCATGGTCGTGAAACTCTACATCTACTGCTTTTTCTAATCTAGTTTCCCACTGCCATTCATTGTCAAAGTTATATAATCTTATCCATATATCACAAGGTGCAACTACAACAAGACCTTCATCAAATATTTCATGGAAACTAGGACATCTCTTAACAGTTCTTAATCCTGGTTTCTTTTTAGATTTAAACTCATCAGTATTTGAATCTGTATGTGCATCTCCAGGAGTTTTTTTAAACCATTCAGGTATAAATTTTTTTCCTGGTTGTGGTTGTAATTCTTCTATATGTAGTAATTCTTCTAAAGTAGAAGTATATTTTAATATTGTCATGTTTCCACCTTTTTTAATTAAATTATTCTACCCAAGTTTGTGTATCTTCATCCCAAGTATAAGGGTGTGTATCGCTATTGTCTAGTAGAAAAGGATGTGTAGTTGGAGGTTTCCATGACCAGTCATCAGTATCTAAAGTCCAACTAGGATAGGGTTTTTGTCCATAAAAAACATCATTAGTAGGGTCATATACACAACCTACTCCTGCATAGTTTCCTCTAAATGGGGTTCCACCATCTGTATGTGTATTTAAAATTGTATTGACAGAAGTTCTTTTGCAAGTTTGTCCTCTAAAATCTCCATACCATTCTTCCCAAGAACTAAAACCTTCAGGTAAATCATCTAAAGCATCTTCTTCGTTACCTACAATAACTTCAGTAACAATATTATTTTCATCTAAAAATGCGTAGTGTGCCATTATGACCAACTCACCGTACCAGTACCTGCTGTTACAGTTGTAACACTATCTGAACCAACAGTAGAAGTTGACATAGTTAAACCTGATTGTGCAATAGTAACTGTATTAGGATATCTTAAAATAACAACACCTGAACCACCTGCTGCTCTGTTTGCGTTAGCACCGCCACCATAATTAGCTGAAGTTCCACTACCTGAACCACCTGAACCTTGTGTAGGAGAAGCACCCTGCGCTCTACCTCCACCACCACCTGCTCTAGTTACACTAGAACCTGTTATAGAAGAAGCTAAACCATTTGCACCATTTCCTGCAGTTTGATAGTTAGCAGCGCCGTTACCATTACCTGACGCACCGCCACCGCCTCCGCCGCCTCCACCTGCCCAAGGGGATGATGTTACACCATTACCGCCATCTCCACCTTGTGTTGCAGCACCTGAACCTCCGCTACCAGTGTGTCCACCTCCACCACCAGAACCACCTGAGTTAGCACCACCAGTACCACCGCCACCTCCGCCAGTAGATGTGATATCAATACTTAAACCTGAATTTTTAAAGTAACTATTAACTCCATTGTAGCCACTTGCATAACTGCTAGGAGGCGCACCTGCACCTGGTCCACCAATAGATACATTAAAACTCGTACCATCAGCAGTAATTGTTAAAACGCTTTCTGTACTTGAACCATCTCCTGAAGTTTCTGAAGCATAAGAGTTACGATAACCACCTGCACCTCCGCCACCACCGCTATCGGAAACATATTGTGAACCACCACTACCACCACCGCCTGCAATAACTAAATATTGTAAATCAAATTCTTTAGTTCCTGCACCTTGTAATGCGAATCTAGCTGCACCTAATGGCATATTACTCCTTAACTAAAATCTAATAGTGCATTTATTAATGGTGTTCCTGCATCAAAAAATAAAAAGGTAACTAAATCTACATCATTAGCACCTGTGCTAAGTGTAAGTCCTGCTGCACCTGCAGTCAGTCCTGTTACATTTCCACCACCATTAACTGTTATTGCATTGATAGCCATAGTTCTTGAACCAGTACCATCTTGTGTTGCTTTCAATGTAAATGATGATGTTCCATTTGTAGGCACATTTGTAAAATCTATATCTGTAACAGAGTGTGCTAGTGTAACTGAACCTGTATTACCATTAGCTAAATTTATTGCTAATGTTGTTCCAGAAGTAACTGCAACATCTGTTTCTGCATAATCTTTGAGTGACACAGCACTTATCTCTTGGTCAGCACCTGTTACAGCACCTGATAAAGTTACAGCACCTAATGTTTTATTTGTTAAAGTAGCTGTTTCTGCATCAACATAGTTTTTAACTGCTGCTGTTGTAGGTATTTTTGTATCACTATCGTTAGATGTAATAGTTTCACCTTGTGTAATTAAATCTCCTTGATTTATCATAGCAAAATCTACTGCACCTGCAGCTATTGTTGTAGCTACATCTTGTGTAGCTGAAGCTAGTGTACCTGTAACATCACCTGTCAAAGCTATGTCATTGACTCTGTCATGTATATCTTCAAAATGTTGTTTGACTACTGCGAGTCTAACCTTAGTTCCTGATGCGTGTGTTGGGTCAGTACCATGCTTACTATCTAAATCTCTTGTTACTGTAGCAGCGGAGTGGTCTGTACCTGAAGACCATAAAACTACTTCTCTGTTACTGTCATTATCAGGGTCTATAACAAAATACGAAGGACTATCTACTCCTGGGTCATCAGCTAAATTCATTGATGTACCACCACTAGCTAACTGTGCAGCTAAGGTAGTTTCAAAAGCGTTTACTATATTAGATTCTTGTGCTGTCATTCTTCTCCATTATATACTATTTTTTTATGCAAATCTCATTACTGCAAAACCTTTTACGCCAGGTATATCGCCTGATGTTACTTGGCTAAAGGTCTCTTGTCTTGTACCTCTGACAGTTAGTATAGCATATTGTGTGACGCTGCCAACATTTGGATTACTTTGTATTGGGTATGTAATTTTCTCTACAACACCTCTAACTATTTCTGCAGGGTCATACAACTCTAATGTAACAGCATTACCTTCTTTATTTTTAAGTGCTTGATATATTGTTTCACCTAAGTTTTTTACCAATAATGGTTTTCTAAATGGTCTTTCTACTCTATCAGAAATGTTTACTGGTATTTGTATCACTACAAGTTCAGGTCTTGCTAATGCCCTTACTCTGAATGCTTTAAACTTTGGAGAGTTGACCTGATTAGGAGATTTTAAAACAATTTTTGCTACCACATATCTTGCTACTCTTGATAACTGCACTGATTCTTCTCCTACTCCTGATAAAGCATTTACTTCTAAATCCCAAGTGCTGTCATTACTATCATTAATAGCTTCGTATTTATTTGATAAGTATAATTCTACAGTGTTGCTGTCTGATAATGCTTCTACTTCAATACTTGCTTCAACAAACTGTTTATTTTCTGCAGTAAAAAAATCTGCAGGAGGTGCTATAAGAAAACCCTCTTGTTCATAAACAGATGTTTGTTTATATACACCATCTGCACTAACTGTAAATAAAAACTTTTCATTTACACTGGCTATATTATTTACTGTACCTCCTGCACTAGCTTTGTAGTATCTAGCTATACCTGCTGTAGGTAAATAATATCTCCATAAAAAACTTGTACTTCCTGATTCTTTTATACCTGTGTACACACTGTCTCTAGTAGTAAATAAAGCATTCGGTGAATTATCTATGCCATCAACATCCCATTGTTTTATTAATTGATTGTTAGCAAGTACATATAAATCATCTGCGACTGTTAAATTTGCACGATACAATCTTCCAATAACTTTACTACCTGTTTGTAATTCTTTAGTACCATAAAAAACTATACCCTGCGATTCTACAATACAAGTAACTTGTTCTCCTGATATTTCTGTTTGACCTTTTAAAGTTAATGTACCTGTTACATCTTTAAGAGAATATATTCTTCCATCTGTTGCTGTAACTAAAACAACAGCACCTGCATCTGCAGCATCTGTGAATGTTTGTCCTGAAGGTAATGTAACAATAGCTGAACCCACAGTTGTCACACCATCATACGCATGTAAAGCATTACCTATGCTTACAATTAATTGTCCTTTTACAGAAAATATTTTGTCATATACTGCTGCCGACATTTTTTGTGTTGATGTACCACCACTTGTTAAAGTTTCTATTTCACCTGCTGAACCATTGTTAGCTGTTATATAAAGTAAGTCACCATGTGCAGCTAAACCTTTTATCTGATAACCTGCAGTTAAACCTTCAGTAACTGTACTCCAGTTAGCACCACCATCATCTGACTTGTATAATGTTTCATCATCAGATACATATATCCTTGTACCTACTACTGCCATGTGATTTACAGCAGAAGATAATGCTTGACCTTTTTCTGTAGTGTGTAGTAACTGTACATTATATCCTTTACCTAAGTCTGTATTAAATACATCTACGCTTTCACTATCCCAAAATCTTGTAACATCATTAGGATTGCCATTTGCTTTATGTGCATTATCTAAATTAGAACCACCACTAAAGTCATTCCTAGAATATATACGACCTATGTTTGATGTAAAATCTTCTGGGTTTTGTTTAACATTTAAACCTTGGTCTTGAACATCTGATGATTGTATAGTCATCTCTCTACCAGGACCAATAGCACTTCTATATAATTCATTGTCTACACGAAAATCATAACCTTTTCTTTTAGGATTACTTTCTTCTGCTTGTGTCGTTAATCTAGGCATTAGTACACTATATTGTTAATCGTAACTGGTTCTGGATACCTAGCTCTTAAATCTTTTCTAGCTTGTTGTATTAAAGCTCTTTGATAACTCAATAAAGAGTTTCTTATTCTTGTTGCTGAATCAACTGGGAAATTTGATGTAGAAAGTTGGTCAGTTATATAATCAGTTGTTGCAGTAGGAATATCTCTACCACTAAGCATCTGTGCGGCAACACCAGCCATAATAATAGGCTCGTATTCATCTTCTAATCCTACTGTGGCAAGTGTGTCTGTTTCTGAAGTGGGGTCAATAAATTTCTTTTTGAATGTTACAAATGCAGTATGACCTGCTGCTATACCTGAAAATTGTAATGCGTGAACTACATTAGGACCTGTTGTGTAAGTAATTGTTCTTTCTGTAGATGTGTCATCTGTATAAGTAAAAGGGTTAGGTAGGTCTATTAATTCGACAGCTACTCCTCTAAATACAACATTTGTTGTATCTGAGTTAGCAGAAAAGTCTGTGTACTGTGATATAGATTTTATAGGTGCTACTAAATAGTTATTAGTTCCTGGAGCTGAGTAAGAACCTAGTAAAGTAAATCCATCTCCAACAACAACTTCTAATGTTTCTGTAGCAAATAAAGTTGGGTATAAGTTTTTAATCTGGTCACACACAGCATCAAATACATTCTTACGAGGAAATGTAGGTGATATTTTAACAACACTACCATCTGGGTGTGTTGAAGCTATCGTTCCTCTTACACCTCTAACTACTGTTACTTGATTATTTACTGTATCTAAAGACACACAACGCATGAGTTCTCTTTCACACTCAATAATAGTTCCTGCATCCATAGCATCTTCTTCTTCTTGTGTCAGTAAATTACCATCAAATGTTATTACTGTATCTGATGCACTTAATTCTGTACCTTCATTTAATACTGTGTAAGATGTTAAATCATCCATAGGTTCAAGATATTCTCTATAAACTCTATCAACTAATCCTTGTATATTTGTACTCATTATGCAACCTTATCTTCTGCATTTATTGCTTTAGCAAAGTGTGATTGTCCAAACATAGCCATACCAAAAGTAGCACTACGTACTTCACTAATAGGTACTGCATCTTCTAAAGGATAAGATTCTTGAATAGGTGCAGAACCTTTAGAATCAATATCTAAAAGTCTTCCCTCTTTAAGTATTAAGAGCATACTCATTGTTGCTCCTAACTATGTCTAAAGTGTAATGTTAAACTTCTATCTGCCGCTTCGTTTCCATTAGATGTAACTCTAATATAACCATTGCTTGCAAAAGCCCAACCTGATGGGTCAACTCTTACAATATCTCCTGCTGAAACAGTGTAACTTACTTCAGTACCATCTGTTTCTTTTACATCTACAAATGTGCTGTTATCCATTGAAAAGTCAAATGTAATTGCAGAACCTGTCATTGCTGCAGGAAACTGAACACCACATAAAAGCATACCTTCAGTTTGTACTCCTAAAGAATTATTATTGTCTGCTGAAATGTCTATTAAAGCTGTTTTTGATTTAATCATATCTTCCTTACTATAGCAGAAGATAAGGGCGGAGGTGGAGTTCCACCCTAATCTTCAATTATTATTTAAGCTACTGCTTGAATTTTACAATGGTATGAAGGAGGTCCGAACTCGAATCCCATCTCCATATAAATTGCTTTACCAATTCTAGCGTTTGCATCTTGGTCAATGTCACGTACGAACACAGTTCCATATCCTGGGATATTTGTGAATACTGGTTGTATGTAAGCTAAGTCTAAGATGAAAGCAGTGCCTGTTGGCATGATATCTGGGTCAATAACCATCAATCCGATTGAACCGAATGGTGTAATGACTGTATCAATATCTATACCAGCAACATTTCTATCTCTAGGAATGATTGCTCCTGCTATATCAACTGTACCTTTAACAAGCTCGTTGTTAAGGTCTAGTAATTGCTTTGGACTAACGCATAGTACAGGTTGCGACATTGGGGCATGGTTGTCATACATTCTCTTTAACGCACCTGATATAGTTGCGAAAGAGATGACTTGTGCTGAACCAGTTCCGTCACCTGAAGCGTCATTGTAGAAACAGTTACCGCCTAATGGGTTAACTGCTGCAGAGTTGTTGGCGTTCTTGCCAATGGTAATCCAATGGTCAAGACCATACATTTCTCTAGTTCCTGACCCAGGTGTTACGTTAGCACCATCTGAGAAAGAACCATTGAATGCAAACCACTCAACTTCTCTTGCTACTTTTTCCATTGCTTTTTCCATCTGAAAAGCAAATTCGTCTGCCACTGGGCTACCACCGAACATAGCCAATTTGTCACCAGCTGTCACTGTTCCGTCTCCGTCTGAAGAGTTCGCAATGTCTGCTGATAAATCAAATGGGTTTTGATTTTGGGTAGATGCCAAAGCGGTATAGGTCATTTGTACACCTTTATGGAAAATTTGAGTTACATATGTGTATGCAGCTCTGTCTCTTCCAAGGTATTCTGTAGGTGCTGCACCTTCTTGTCCTTTAGTTGGTTCAGATGAAACGGTAGCATTATCTTCTACTTGGACTTGCCAAAATGTAGAGTTTAATGTCTTACCACCGTTTAATCCACCAGCTGCGGATAATAAAGGTGTTCTTTGACCACCGACTTTGAACAATTCACCAGCGAAGTTATTAATATTTTGTGCATAAATCGTACTGTTTGTTAACGATATTGCTGCCATTTTTATCTTCTCCTATAAATTATTTTTTATCTTGTTGTTTAAGAGTCTCCATCATACGCAATTTTGCATTGATAGAATCTCCTGGTTTTGTATTTGGATTTCTAACAAAATTTACAAATTCTTGACCTACGTCTGTAGGCTCAGCATTTACACCAAGTTTATTTAGCTGCTCTACACGCGATTGAGCTTCTACTACATTACCTGCTTGTTGAGGTACTGCTGCTGGTTCAGCATTAATAGCATCACCAAACTCATTTTGTACAAAGTCTTTGATAGATGTTACATCCATCTCGCCCTCATATAATTTAGTTACAGCTTTACCAATACCTTTTTCAGGTTCTAGTCCTAATGACTCTAAAGCGCTACCCATAGCCTGAGCCTTGAATGCTTTGTTCTCAGCTTTGAGTTTTTTAAACTCATCCCTAAGTTGCTTTATATTATCATTAGAATCTTCAGCTTGTTCTGTAGCTGCTTGGTCTAAATTGTTTATATCTTCCATTTTTATCTCCATCTTTTCTCTAGCATATAAATAATCCCATAACATAATCGCTAGGTAATTAAAGGGATTTCACAAGGTTTTAAAAATACAGACAACACACCTTGGTAGTGCTATCGAAATGCAGCCCTATTTTTTAAGTGCCGATTCCTGCCAGGCACTACAATTAGTATAGCAGATTTATGCCTCTGTCAAGCCACTTACTGCACCTTGTTGAGTTTTCTTAGCACCTAGCTGTACAGCACTTTCAGACTCTGCTTGTGCTGCTAATGTAGATACTTGTTCTGCAAACTGTGTATCAGGTGCTGCACCCATCTCTGCAAACTCTAATGCTGTGTATTCTGTTTTCTCTCTACCGAATCTTCTAGCTAATCTTGAAGCAGTCATAGCTCTAGCAGTAGCTGTTTCAAACTCACTAGCTGCTCTTTGTGAAGTAATACCTCCACTAACAAGTCTTTGTACTGCGTCATAATCTATTTCTTCTCCACTAACTCTTTCAAACGTTGCACTTATTTGTGAGACGTTTAATCTTTTAGTAAGTATTTGTGCATTAACTTCAGGGTCTATAGCCAAAGCAACTAAAGCTGATTCACTCATATCTACAGTCTCTCCTAATTCATCAGAGTAATACTGTGAGTATTGTCCAAGAACTTGTGCTTTCTGTTCTTCAGGTAATGAAGTTATAGTATCTGATACTGCTTTAACTCTATTTCTTAACTCATCAGGATTAACATTGTTAGCTAATAATTTAGGAAATATTACATCTAAGTTTTCTTTTGCATATCCACCTAAGTTATATTCTTGTAAGTGAATAGCAACAGCTTCTTTATTCTGTAAGTACTGTGCCTCTGTCATTCTAAGACTTCCATCATTTCTTTTTATACCCTCAAACATTTCGCTGTATTCAACTGTTGAACGCATATTTGCTAGGGCAAACTCTGCTTTACCTGTATCAATAAAACCTTGTGTATAAGAATCTATTAGTTTCTCTCCACGTACTGGGTCTAACTTTGTGATGTATGGCAATAATACTTTGGCTTGTTCTCTGCTATAAGGAGATAAATCTTCTTCTTTAATTGGTGTAGAATCTGTAGTCTCTCCTCCACCTGTAAAGTTTGAGCCACCTGCTGTAGTAGATAAAGCAACAGCTTCTGACTTATCTGTTGTATAGCCATTAGCTAACATGTCATCTAACTTAAGACCTGTACCTTCTAACTCTATACCTGTTAAATCATCTTTTCTATATACTGTTACCACTATATGCTCCTAACTACTGGTCCACCTAGGGACTTGTTCATTTCACTTGCTAAGTTATAAGAGAAGAACTTGTTGTTACTGTTGTATGCTTTCTGTCTAAAGTTTTTACCAGCATCTTGGAAACCATTATTAAGTTCTTCTAAGAACTCTGTGCTAGTTTCATCAGGATTATCTCCGTATATAGATGCGTATAGTTTAAGGTATGGACCAACTATCTTTCCATAGTTAAGACCTTTACCTGCATACTTTTCAAAGTAAGGGTTGTTATCAAATATAGTTTGTAGATACTCTTTGACACTCTCTTCACCTTCAGTTGCATACAGAGTAGCTATAGTTCTCTTTTCACTTTCAGCTAATCCATTGTATACACCTGCACCGAGAATCTCTGTTCCCTTTGCCTGTGCTTTATTGTTAAAGATATAGTCTGATAAATCTAATCCTGAACTATCAA